TTAATTATCCACAAGGAGAATATGAGCACATTATGTGGGATGATGAAAAAATAGATTGTTTTATTGAGGAAAAATTTGAAAAATATTTTCTAGTTTATAATGCTCTCCCATTTCATATAATGAAATTGGACATGTTTAGATTGTGTTTGATGTATGAGTATGGTGGACTCTATAAAGATATGGATTATTATTGTTACGAAAATTTTTATAATGATATTACAAAAGACATAGCTATAGTTAGATCACCATGTGCTAAAACAGACATGGTTGAATATTTTCAAAATTCTTTATATGTCTCTACTCCCAAAAAAACATTTTGGTTAGATGTTGTAGATTATTTGATAGAAAGATATAGACATTATACAATAATTAGAGATATTAATCATAAAGCATTTAATAAGTATGTTTTAACTGTAACCGGACCAATTTTGTTTAATCATATAAGGGAAGATAACCCCTTACTTCTCAAGCAAGTTCAAGAACTACCTTATGAAAACTATAATCCTATCATTAGCACATATAATAATAAAGAAGAAATGAAAAATGTTAAATGTATGCATTTTTTATCTGGAATGTGGGGGTCAGATTCTTTCACTAAAATCAGTCAAGATTTGAATATGTATGATAGGGATATTAGTCAATGGCTGTTAGAAAATTATCTATTAAAGAGAGATATAGATTTAACTAATTTTGATGGATAATGACAACAGTAATTAATTACGTGACAGCATTCTGGTCTGTTGTTATAATGAATTGTATTCAACCAGTTAATTGGCAGTATTGTCTTCCAGTTCATGAATGGTTAATTCCAGAATTAGAATATGCATGGAAATTAAAAACTGGTGAAATTAAAATATATGAAAATGAACAAAAGTATTTAAAAGATGAGAAATGAATTAAGTAAGCAAGTACTACAATTGTTTCCTATACCTTTTGGTGTTTATAAATTGGATGTTGATTTAGATAGTGTATATGATACGTTAAAAAAATTTGACACTGATTCTAACTATTTGTTGAGTGGTTCACGTTCAAGTTATAACAAAGGTAAAAGTGTTTTATATGATAATCTTTTATTTACATTATGTCATCAAATAACGGAATGTGTTGATGATTATTCAAAAGAATTGGGAGTTGACTCATTAATTATTACTGATAGTTGGCATAATAAAATGGAGAAAGGGAAAAGGGTACGTCTTCATCGACATGAAGATAGTGTTGTTAGTGGTTCATTTTATGTCAAGACTGAAAAAAATACAGTACCTTTGATATTCAGAAATCCCCTACATCCTTATCGAATGACTGAGATATATGTGGATAAGAAATCAAAATATTCTACTGGTGGTATGAAATTTCCTGCAACACCTGGTATATTATACTTATTTCCAAGTTGGTTAGAGCATGAAACAGATGAAGAGAAAGGTGATAGGTGCGTAATTAGTTTAAATACAAAATACAAAAAGAGTTTACGATTATGAATCTAACAATTGATTTTACTAAATTGAATAATGTCCCATACATGAGAGACTATGCGGATGATCCTAAGTTTCAAAAATGGGTTAATGAGTATGTTGATTTCTGGTCTGAGCAGACCGAGGAAGGTCTTGACAGTGTGGCATTGATTCGTGCAATAGAATGCACCAATGGATGCGTTCAGTATGCTTTCAGGGACGAGGAACCATGGGCACTGGACCTAGAGCAGACAAGACTATGCATGAAGACCTCCATGACCTTCATCAAAACAAAGGAGTTGGAATTGCCAGATGGAAGAGTGATTGAGTGTGACTCTTCTATAATTGATGCTTTAAATAAAGTTCGTGATATTTACATCAGAGGATTCAAGCAAGGTGATGATGATGCAATGATGGAATTCTATGCACAATCGTTGGCACAGTTTGTTGTTCTTGGTCGTGATAAAATTAATGCAAAATTTGACTGGGTTGTTGAAAATTTAACTGATGTATTTGGTGAATTATTTTTGAGAGCAGGAAGACATTATGTACTATCATATCTTGATGCATTGGAGTAATGAGATACACTTAAGGTATTTTTAGTTATAAATATTTTCAAGTTAAATCATTCTTTATGTTGATTGAACGGGATACTAATAAAAAAAACCCCCAAGTACTCTTCGGATGCTTGGGGTTTTTTGTACCCAGTGAGTTGACAAGTACTCCAACTAAGACTAGACTTCTATGGAAATTTTAAATTCACCACAAGACTTCTTGTATAATTTACATACATGTTCACCAAATGAAGCAAAAAGACTGTGGAGGAATTCTATAAAAGATAAATGGAATAACAAGTGTGCCTATTGCGGAACAAAATCTAAACCATTATCTATTGACCATATAGTTCCACAATGCAAAGGTGGAAATGACCATATTACTAATGTATTATGTGCTTGTACAAGTTGCAATCACAGTAAAGCACACGAAAATTGGGAGCAATGGTTTTCTAAACAAAAATTCTTTACAAAAGAAAGATATGATGCCATAATTAGATGGCAGAGACAACTTTTAACAACAGATCTAAACTTAGTTAAGTATAAACCAAGGAGGAATACAGTAACATGAGCAACAGTATTATCGTTTACAGTCGTGATGGTTGTCCATATTGTGACAAGATTAAATCAATCCTTGACCAAAGAGAAATTCCATATACACTAAACGAGTTAGATGAAACCTTTACTCGGGATGAGTTTTACTCGGAGTTTGGAGTTGGTACAACTTTTCCTCAAATCATCTTTAATGATGAAAATATTGGTGGTTGTACGGAAGCAGTAAAATACTTTCACGAAAATAATATTATCTGAATGTCTTCGATAAATAAATCAGAAGCACCGAAGGTTAACCGAGGTGTAGAGTTATTACTTAAAAATAGGAGGGGAAAGCAAGTTTCGGAACCAAGTCACAACGGATTTGAGATTTCAAAAGTGATTTCTCTTCTAAAAAGAGAAGTCAGAATTCAATTTTCTTTTTTAATAGTAAAAAAAGATTAGACTCTCGGAGGTAAGAACCATGTTAGCAGCAGAAATAGCAATTTTTTGTATTTTACCATTTTTATTTTTATTAGTTGGTGTTGTGGTAGGATGGTTAGCAAAAGATCATGTATACCAAACTCAACCGGTTTATATGCATCCAGAAATGTTTGATGAGAACGGAAATGTTCTACCAGATGAAATTTTAGCAGTACGATTTGAAAACAATTATGACAACGACGAGGAAGAAGAGGACAACAACTAATGCTCCTACTAAACTACCCCCCAATCCATTATCTTTTGAAGTTCTAAACCTTGCCTCTAAGGCAAGGTCAAAAGCAAAAAAGATTGAACTCCTGAAAGAGTATGATCATCCATCTTTGAAGGCACTATTTATTTGGAACTTCGATGAGAGTGTGATTTCTATTCTTCCTCCCGGTGAAGTTCCTTATTTTGAAGATGATAACGATTCAATCTCAAGCAAGATTGAAACTGCTGTTGAAAAGATGGGAGAATCTGGTTCTCTTGGTGCTACTGATACAAAGTATACAACAATTAGAACCGAGTATACTAAGTTTTATAATTTTATTAAAGGTGGTAATGATGCACTTTCATCTCTAAGAAGAGAGTCTATTTTTATTGATCTGCTCAAGGGACTCCACCCACTTGAAGCAGAAATTATTTGTCTATGTAAAGACAAAAGACTCCAAGAAAAATATAAAATAACTAAAGAAATTGCTAGTGAAGCATATCCAGATATTCGTTGGGGTGGTCGCAGTTAAATTTAAATTGAGGTATTAATGAAAGGAATTAAGGTCATCCAAAGTGATTGTGATCCGACAATGGCACAAGATAAATCTCTACCTAATAATGCTTATTTGGTAGAGTACTTACAAGGTGAGATATCTAAATTTGATATTGTAATGGCAGGAAAGACATCTGATATTTTTGATGAATATTATGATAAGTATAAAAAAGACTTCATAAATATGACTCAAGCAGAGGGAAGAGCAAATCCCAAACTTTGGGGTATACAACCAAAAGAAAATAAAAAGAAAAAGTAAATTCAAAATTGGGGGGGGGAAATTCCTCCCAATTTTTTTGTGTGTAGACCTTGACATACATAAATATTAGTGGTAGACTATACCATACGTTCATCCCCCGTAAGGAGGACGCAAGTAAGTCGTAGGAACGGAGCCGTTCATCCTATGTTAGAACTATTATTCTATACAACACTCACCTGCCAACAAACCGATGGAATTATCCTGAGGATGAAAGCAAACGAGAATATCTCAAATGCTTTCAAGGTAGAGTTGATAGAAACCGTAAAGGAATCTTCACCTGAGTGTTATCCATGGGACGCACACGACTGAAGGAACGGGAAAACACGGATCCTCGGAAACGAGAGAAGGTTAATTTTCACCCAACTTCAGGAGTAACCAAATGAACACACTAAACATCATCAAGAAGCAGATTAATAAAGCATCTGCTTTGCACGACGCACAGATTACTCACACCTCATATCGTGGTGTTGAGTACTCGACACGTTGTGTAGAGAGTAAGGAAACACACGGTACATTCTGCTATCGTGGTCGTCTTTATACTAAGTGATTACTTGTAACAATTAATTGAAATATGGGAGGTTTATTGACAACCTCCCATTTTTTGTGTAAAATTGAGTGAGAAGATAGTTATTATGGACAAAGAAAAATTAAAATTAATTGTAAGAAATTTAGAGTTGCTCGTTGATGGTCTAAAATCTGAAGTATATTCTGATGTAAATGCATACGATACGGCATATAAAGGTCCATCAATGAGAGATTATGATGAAGTATTTAATGATGATGGTTATCCAGACTAATTGCAATGAAAGACCAAATATTGCATATTAAAGATATTGTATCAAAAGAACATTTTGAAAATATTATTAATATAATTGATAATATAAATTGTAATTATGATTATCACTTATCATGGAAGTATACTGGTTCTTCTATGGCAACTAAGAATATGGAAACCCATTGGATGTGTGATCTTAATAAAGAAAAATTCTTCACAGAAGAATTGTTTAGTTTAATAAAAGAAAAAATATATAAATTAACTCAAGAAAAGATATCCCTAGAACGAGTTTACTTTAATGGTCAAACTTATGGACAACAGGGATATATGCATCCAGATGCTTTTCATGATAACTCAAGAACTCTTTTAATGTATTGTAATACAAAGTGGGAAAAAAATTGGGCAGGTGGAACAGCATTTGACTTTGGATTTGATAGTAAAATATTCTTTCCATTTCCAAATAGTGCAGTATACTTTGATTCAACTATTTTTCATCATGCACAACCAGTATCAAAAAACTTTAATGATTTGAGAGTAACATTAGCATATAAACTAGAGGTTGAAACTGATGACAAGTAAAGGAAAAGAATTAATTAAGATGTTAGAACGTCTTGTTAAACAAGATCATTTGTATGATGAAGAAAAAATTAGAGAAATTAAATCTCAATTAAGAATTTTAAAGCAAGAAATTGCAAACTTAGAAAATACACAGAAAAAAGGATTTGGACAATGAATGTAAAACTTATTAGTGCTACCCCTGATGCAGAAAAGCATATGGGATATGTTGCCCGTGTGAGTAATCCTAATAATCAAGAGAATCCAAATGTGGCAGGACTACTGAAGTATTGTATCAAGCACAATCACTGGTCTGTATTTGAGCAAGCATTCATGACTCTTGAGATTGAGACCACCAGGGGACTAGCAGCTCAAATATTGCGCCACCGTTCATTTACATATCAAGAATTTTCACAAAGATATGCAGACTCATCTCTGCTTGGTGATAAGATTGCTCTACCAGAACTTCGTAGACAAGATACAAAGAACAGACAGAATAGTATTGATGATATTGATCCATTCACAGTACAGAAATTTGAAATGTTGATGCAAGATCATTTTTCCAAAGGTATGGAATTGTATCAAAAAATGCTTGATGAAGGTATTGCAAAGGAATGTGCTCGATTTGTGCTTCCTTTGGCAGTGGGGACTAAACTTTATATGACAGGCTCAGTTCGGTCATGGATCCATTATATCGATCTGAGGTCTGCCAATGGAACACAGAAAGAGCATATGGATATTGCTAATGAGTGCAAGTGCATCTTTTCTGGTCAGTTTCCTGTCTGTGCAGAGGCACTGGAGTGGGTCTAAATATTTTTGTATGAATTTATAAAGAATGGCAACTTATCCTGTAAAGCATATTGAAACTGGTGAAACTAAAGACGTGAAGATGAGTGTTCATGAATGGGACCAGTGGAAAATTGACAATCCTGAATGGGAACGATATTATACTCCATATAATTCACCAGGATTTGGTGAGGTTGGTGATTGGCAAAACAAACTTATTCAAAACAAACCAGGTTGGAATCAGGTGTTAGAAAAAGCATCTCAGCAACCTGGAGCAAGAAACCTTAAAATTTGATATGGCTAGAAAAAAAAGAGGAACAAGTGACCAACCTATTGGAGTTGGCATGACGGTTAAGCAAATGAAAAAGAAGAAGCCATTAAATAAGAATCTTCTTCTCAATATTGAGCCTTTGACTGATAATCAGACAAAACTTTTTGATTCTTATAGTGAAGGTAAAAATATTGTTGCTTATGGTGCAGCAGGAACTGGAAAAACATTTATTACTTTATACAAAGCATTACATGAAGTGATGGATGAAATCAGTCCATATGAACAAATTTATGTCATTCGTTCTTTAGTTGCCACAAGAGAAATTGGTTTTCTTCCTGGTGACCATGAAGACAAGGCAGACATTTACCAAATTCCGTATAAGAATATGGTAAAGTATATGTTCCAACTTCCTACCGAAACTGACTTTGAGATGCTATATGGCAATCTCAAACAACAAGAAACAATTAAGTTTTGGAGTACTTCTTTTGTTCGTGGTACTACTCTAGATAATTCTATTATTATTGTTGATGAATTTCAAAACTTGAATTTTCATGAACTTGATAGTATAATTACTCGTGTTGGTGAAAATTCTAAGATTATGTTCTGTGGTGATGCATCGCAGAGTGACTTACTTAAAACTAATGAAAGAAATGGTATTAGTGATTTTATGTCAATCTTGAGAAAAATGCCATCTTTTGATATAATTGAATTTGGTCTTGATGATATTGTTCGTTCAGGATTAGTTAAAGAATATCTAACTGCAAAAATAGAACTAAATTTGAATGTATAAATTTAATCATATTGATTTAAATCTTCCTAGATTAGAAAGAGAAACTATTGACGGAGTTAGGTTCTATAAAATTCCTGGAGCGGAAAATGTAAAAAGACTTGTATCTATTACTTCAATTACTAGTCATTATAATCGTCAGATTTTTATTGATTGGAGAAAAAGAGTTGGTGAAGCAGAAGCTAATAAAGTAACCAAACAATCTACAAGTCGTGGTACTGACATGCACACTCTTGCAGAAAATTATCTGCTTAATAATGAGTTACCTAAAGTACAACCTTTATCTGATTATCTATTTAAAATTGCAAAAAAAGAACTGGATAAAATAAATAATATCCATGCGATTGAAAATTCACTTTATAGTGACGTGTTAGGAATTGCTGGAACAGTAGATTGCATTGCAGAATATACTGGGGAAAATGGTGAACCTGAACTGGCCATCATTGACTTTAAGACTTCTAAAAAACCAAAACCAGTAGAATGGATTGAAAATTATTTTGTTCAAGCAGCAGCATATGCTTGTATGCTATACGAAATGACAGAAATTCCTGTCAAAAAACTTGTAATTATTATGGCCTGCGAAAATGGAGAGTGTGAAGTCTATGAAGAATATGACAAAGGGAAGTATATTAAACTTCTCGTCGAATACATTAGAGAATTTGTTGATAGCAAAACCAATTAATATGGACAAAAATATTAAAGACGCAATTAAAGATAAATTTTTATGTCCACAAAAATTTGCTCAAGATATTGAAAGCATTGTAAAAGTTTCAAAGACTAGTTACATCGACGCAATAGTTACATATTGCGAAGAAAATAAAATTGAGATTGAATCAGTTCCTAAATTGATGTCAAAACCACTTAAAGAAAAACTTAAGTGTGAGGCAACTAAATTGAATTTTCTTAAGAAAACTAGTAGAGCAACTTTGAACTTTTAATCGTGACCCCTTTTGATGTTTACAAAACATACTTGGCAATGAAGAATCACTTCACAAAGTCAAGTTATGATTATTTTAAATACTGTGGAAAATCTAGAGCATCTGTAACTTCATTTCATAAAAGAAAAGATAGATACTTCTTTGAAAAAATGTCTAGACAAAAGTCTGACGAAGAAATCAAAGCATATTTTGTAGCTAACTTTGTTGAATGTGATGATCCAGAAAGGCTTTGGATAGGTGAAATTATTGCCAATGGTGAAAAAAATTATCTTAATTGGTTAAAAAAAATGCAAAGCCTCACTTATATGTTTAAAACAGAAAGTGAGGTTTTTATTTCTAAAAGTAACCTTAATACTATTTTTGAATGCAAACCAAATCAACATCCAGATATACTGAGAAAGCATTTACAAAATGCTATTACGTTAGAAACAATGGTTATACTTGATAATATTTTAGGATATGTAAAAAGATTTGATAAAAATATCAATGATCCTATATGGGAGACTATAAGTTTAAGAATTAAGAAATATAAACCTTTCCTAAATATTGATGAGTCCAAATGTAAAAATATTTTAAAGGAGATAGTACTATGAGTAGATTTTTTGATTCAGAAGTAGTCAGAGAATCTGTAATGGAACTTGATAAATTGCAACAAAAAATATTTGAACAGTTACTAACTATCCCTTTTGAAAATAGTTCAGGAAAGCAAGAGCATCTAAATTTAATGAGAGAATTTCTTGAAAAACAGAAAAATTTCATCTTTAGGTTATCTCTCTCCGATGATCCAGAAGCAGTAGAACTAAGAAATAATATTCTAGATTCTGCTAAGATTTTTGGACTCCCTGAAGGTTCTAGTGTAAATGAGTTTTTTGATATACTTGAGTCTCAAATAGACACACTTGAGAAAAACCTTGACGACTAGGACCCCTTTCTGCTATAATTAATAAGTCAATACGACACACACATCCAATACTAAAAATACGGAGAATACAAATGGGTTTTTCTGACCTTAAAAAACAATCCCGCATGGGTAGCCTCACCGAGAAACTGGTGAAGCAAGTCGAAAAAATGAATTCTAACGGTTCCAAGGGTGATGATAGACTCTGGAAACCTGTAATGGACAAGAGTGGTGTAGGTTCTGCCGTCATCCGATTCCTACCTGCACCTGAAGGCAGTGAACTCCCTTGGGCACAAGTATGGTCTCATGCTTTCCAAGGACCTGGTGGTTGGTACATTGAGAACTCTCTGACAACTCTTGGACAAACCGATCCTGTATCTGAACACAATCGTGTTCTGTGGAACTCTGGGTCAGATGCAGATAAGGACGAAGCACGTAAGCAAAAACGTAAACTGTCCTACTATGCCAACATCTATGTTGTTAAGGACCCTGCTAACCCCGAGAACGAAGGACGGGTATTTCTGTATAAATTCGGAAAGAAAATCTTTGATAAAATTATGGGTGCTATGCAACCTGAGTTTGATGATGATGAACCAATCAACCCATTTGATTTCTGGGAAGGTGCTAACTTCAAACTGAAGTTGAAGAAGGTTGCAGGTTACTGGAATTACGATTCGTCTGAATTTGCACGTACTTCGGCATTGCTTGAAGGTGATGATGATGCACTAGAATCTCTTTATAATAAACTGTACAACTTGCAAGATTTTGTTGCACCAGATCAGTTTAAGTCTTATGATCTATTGAAGAAACGTCTTGACCTTGTTCTTGGAAATACTAGAGCGACTCCAAAGTTCCAAGACCAAGAATCTCAAGAAGAAGAAGAAAGTCAATGGGAACGTGAACGTAAGGGTGACTTCTCCGAAGCATCTTCTTACAATACGACATCTTCTTCAACTAGTGATTTTAATGCTCCAGACATCACTGCTTCGTCATCCAATAGTAATGATGAGGATGAAGATGATGCTCTCTCTTATTTCCAAAAACTTGCTGAGAGTTGAGTAAGAGTTTTCAAAATTGATCTTTTTTTACAAAAAAGGTCCAAAAAATGCCCCCCAAATTTTTCGTTTGGGGGGTTTTCTAATTTCCAGTTCTTTCGTTGAATCCTCTTTTTGTTTTTTTATCAATTCTTTGAGAAGACTTTTTATAAAACATCATATCTCTCAAATCCCTTATAAACAATCCAGCAAATGCTGGTTTGGCTATATTGATAGTTCTTTTTTTATCATTTTGTTGTATCTCATATTCTTGATTTGTTACTGCTTTTATACGACTTTTGATCGTTTCAATTTGACCACTGGGGGTTAAATATTCTACTATCTGACCATCTTCTTCAATGAAGACTTTCATGCCTGGTTTAGGAAAGTTCATTTACTCTGTTTCTCTTGTAAAGTTAAAAGTTGGTTGTAAGACACCATCAATTATAGTTCCAGTGAATTCAAATAATCTTGCTGGTATTCTCACTTTATTATCTAATATAACGTCATCAATAGAAATGGTGAAATCAGATCCATCTCTTAAGAAAACTGTCAAATTACCACCCCAGCCTGTTGGCCAAGACTCTAAATTATTTAATATATTTATTCCAATAAGATTATTTTTATCCCCATGTGATGATATCTCTAGAAATGATGTATTTGTGTCAATATTAGTTATATTATAATCTCTTGCTCCACCGGATCTATTATATACTACGACTTTTTGATTTAGATTTACACTAACTACTGTATTTGCTTTTGGACTTGGAAATGAACTGGTAAAATATGAGTTTGAATTAGTATTAGTCACTACAGTTTCACTTTTAGATGTGTCTACTTTAAGACCACCAGGTATAACCATTCTTCCAAATGAATCTTTAAATTCTATTGTTTCGTAATGATGAACTTCTGCTAGTTTTTCTACACTTCCATATTTATCAAGCATGTAATTATTTAATGACTCATTACTTAATGGCCACTCATCAGTTAAATTAATTATATTATTGGATATTTTTATAACCCAATCCAAACTGGAATCACCATAAAATCTTTTTGCTAGTGTATCTGGTCTATCACCATCTTGTATTTCATATTTTTGGAAGTTTGTTATATTATTAAATATATCCGTTCTTACTTTGGGTCTTTTAAATAAATTTTTAACAGTGGAAAAATCATTTAAAGAACCATTGCCTTTTGGATTTTGCTGATATTGTACATTTGGTAAATTAGAGAAGTAAGACATTTTAGAAACCTACAGTTGATGAATCTGTATAATCTGATTCGTATATTGGTGCAAGTTCAGAGAATGACATTGCAATATTATAAGATACTGGTTGACCTTCCTCATATGCAGAAAATTGTCCGTCTGGTGAATAATTAACAGCAAAATTTGTTAATGCACACAGTTTAAACTTATTCATACCAATAATGTCATTAGATTCTCCTCCTGTCTTATATCCCAATTCAAATACATTTGGACTTTTTAAAAATGTTCCGGCATTTAAAGCACCTGCTGCAGATGTTTTCTTTGCTGCCATTCCTTTTTTAAAGAAGTGTATTATTCTTCTGACCTCTAGTGCTTCACGATCACTTCTTGGACTCATTCTGTAAGAAAAGGTAAATTCTCTTAATGTCACATTACTGAATAAAAGCTCGAGATTTGAGTTTGGAACAACTCCACTTCTTGCTAGTATTTGCTCTGCAGGAACATCGAAAGATGCCTGTTTTAATAATGCAGATGTTATCATACTTTGTACTTGCTGTAAAAGTGGACCTTGTACTGCATCCATTCCACCAGCTTGTTTGACAACACGTCCAATTGCTATTGCCTGTGCTGGATTAATAGCAGCAACCTGCTGCAGTCCTGCTGATAATACTCCAGCTGCTGTTGAAGCATTAAATATTCCTGATTTTATGTCTTGACTTGTCATCGCAACTACACTAGCAGTCAAATTATTCATTTGATCTGCACCCCATGCAGTTGCATTACTATCTGCCGCATTATTTGGAATTGGCAAATAAAGTCTTCCTTTAGTTTCTTTCTGCCTTCCCCCAAGTGGTACTAACCCATCCTTTACTACACTTCCTGGGTCTCCAAAAACACCAATATCACCAGATTTTAATAATTCAAATTGTTCTATTTTTAGGAAATCTTGCTGCGTTTCTAGAACATCTAAAGGGTATTTTAACGGGAATGCGAAACCAAGTCCACCTTGTGTTGATTTATCAGGGGTTACATTTGGTGCTGGTGTTTGAGTTGGGTCTGTATTACCTTCTGGTTCTATTACGTTTCCTGGAAGTAAATCCAGGATTGGTCCTGCTAATCCTGGATCTGTGCCAGGAAATTGATTTAAAACTCCTGGTACAGCAGTATGTTGAGATACTTGTGCAGTTGGATGAAGATTATGACCACCAGCATTACCACCTATTGCTACATGTGCTTGTTGAGTTTTTTGTCTTAGTGATGTGCTTAAAGATTGTGTTAGTGGTGTTGGTTTGTTTTCATCACCATTTTCAAATAATTGTGGGTCTTGGATAGCATCCATAGTCCAAGTACCATCCTGATAAAATATGGCAGTTAATGGAGTATCGTATCCAACTAGTCCTTCTTCTTTTAGTTGATATTGTCCCGTTACTGGGTCATATCTTAATCCTAAAGTAATACCAAAAGGTCCACAAGTTGGACATGTATGTAAATCATCTTCTACAATTAGATATGCCATTTAAGGTGCGTCCCAAACTCTGTACTTAGGTACTTTTCTACCATCTTTGTTTACAAAAGATTCGGTAGGTAATATCGATACTTCACCCCATTCTGATTTGGGAACTTTCATTAAATCACTCATTACACCAGTGAAAAGATATTTATGTATAGTCTTTTTAGGTGCATTAGTTATTCCTGTTTTATTTATGAGGGATTTTGCAAATCCTTTTCTATATTGTGGATTTAGGTAATGTAAATTAATTCCAGTAAAACTACCTCCTCTTGGACTTACATCTACTATGAATGATAATGGATGCATATCCCAGTAGAGGTATTTTTGTGGATATTTTGCTGAGTACATGAAAAATACAAGATCACCAGGAATAATAAATCCAGTATCTGACTGGCTAATATCTTTATTTTGATAATTTAGAAGTTCATTCATGAGGGCATTTGTCCACCAACTACCACTTCTAAATTTTTTACCAGCAGATTTATTAATAGTTTCAGCGATCATATTTTATCCTTTATTAAAATTATAATCCATCGTTATTCTGAAAAGAGAATCTCTCATATACCATAAGTGTTCTTGTTCATCGGCGGGTCTAGCAGGAGAACCTGGCCAATACTTGAGTGTTTCCTGGACACAATGTTGTAGAAGACGTATATCTTCTATTGTTAAATTTACTTGATAGTCATATTCATTTTCTTCGTTATTCATTTTAGTTTTATTCCCAACTCCTTTTCGGTAAGTATTTTAAATTCATATTTTCTATCAGCACACCATTCTTTTGCTGCTTCCCATTTTGCCTGATTAACTGCCCAAGTTTTTACACTATAAGCCCAAGATTTTGTTTTACGTTTAGGTTTTTGTTCAGGCATTTTTAAGTCTTTTTGTGGTTTGATTTCTACAACCATAGTTCTTATCGTTCCATTTTTGTCTTTATATTTCACAAAGAAATCTGGAAAATACCTGTGAAACTTATTATCTAAAGGTGAACGGTATGGTATAAAAAACTCCTCAGACCTCCATTCGTTTACACTTTCAGTCAAATCACAATATCGCATAAACTTTAATTCATATGATGACCTATAAATAATTTTTGTTGGGTCACCTTTATATTTTTCTGGTTTTTGTGGTTTAAATTTGCCTTGTCTATAACCAGAGTCGTCTTTATGTGGCATACATAGTATAGGAATCTTCTATAAAACATATTTATAAATGGCAGATCAAAACGCTGGACAACCAGATTTAGGTCCATTATATATGAAGATGACCACTCCCAGAAATGAGGGGGGTCTCACACTTGCTGGTGGGATGGACGTACTAGGTAACGTATCTTTTAGTAGTCAATTTAAAGTTGCATTGCATCTGGGAAATGGTAGTGCAGGTGATGATTTATTAGATTGGATGCAACAAAGTGGTATAACTATTGATGCAGCAATGAATACTTATTATGATTTTTTCTGTGCCGAAGCAGTAATTCCAGGAGCAACTTTTGATGTTGCAGAGGAAATGGGTTCTCGTCAGGGTGTAATAGAAAGATTTCCGACAAGAAGAATTTTTGCTCCTGTTCAATTAACATTTTATATTGATAATGACTATAAAATTATGAGAGTATTTGAAGAATGGATGAATTATATAAACCCGTTACAATCTTCTAATGGACCAGTAGCACCATCAGCAAGAGGATTTGGCAATCAAAAAGATAGAAATCAATTTTTCAGGATGAGATATCCTGATAGTTATAAGAGAATTATTTCAATAGTTAAATTTGAAAGGAATTTCAGACAAAATCCATCACAAGGGGGTGAAAACTTACAAAGTGTACCAACAATAACATATAGACTAATTGATGCATTTCCAACAAATATATCAGCAATTCCATTATCATATGAAGGTTCCACAATAACAAAAGTTACTGTTGAGTTTTCATACTCTAGATATGTTTATGAAAAGCATGGTGGTAATGTATCAACCCTACCAACTGGAAATATAACTCCAACCTTTGACGACATATTTAATGCAATTGGAAATCTATTCTAAATAATTTTACTGAAGTTTACTGAAACATTATGCCTTTACCAAAAATATCTACCCCAACTTATGAGTTGGAATTACCATCTAACGAAAAAAAGATTAAATACAGACCATTTCTAGTTAGAGAAGAAAAAGTATTAATTATTGCATTAGAAACAAGAGATGCAATGCAAATTACAAATGCAATTAAACAGGTATTATCTGAGTGCATTTTAACAAAAGACATTAAAGTAGATGAATTGCCAACATTTGATATTGAATATATTTTCTTAAATGTTAGAGGAAAATCTGTAGGTGAATCAATTGATCTTTTAGTTACATGTTATGATGATGATAGCAACACACAAGTTCCAGTAACTGTGTTTGTTGATGAAGTAAAAGTTCATAAAGATACAAATCACAATCCTGACATTAATTTGGGTTCTGATTTAATAATGAGAATGAAGTATCCATCATTAGATCAATTTATTAAAAATAATTTTGATTTTAATGATGTTCAGGATGAAAGTAATATTGAAAAGTCATTTAATATTATTGCATCATGTATTGATACTGTTTTTAACGCAGAAGAAGCATGGGCTGGTGCAGATTGTACGCAGCAAGAACTTTTAGAATTTGTTGAAGGTTTAACTTCAGAACAATTTAAAGAAATTGAAAAGTTTTTTCAAACCATGCCAAAACTTTCTCACACAATATCAGTAAAGAATCCTAAAACTGGTGTGTTAAATACAGTTACGTTGGAGGGATTAACGAGTTTTTTCGGCTGATTATGTCTCATATGGATCTTGAGGCATACTATAGAATAAATTTTGCTTTGCTACAGTTTCATAAATATTCTTTGACTGAGGTAGAAAGTATGATTCCTTGGGAAAGAGATGTTTATGTTGGACTTTTGAAGCAGCATATTGAAGAGGAACAGTTAAAACAACAACAGCAAAACAATGCCCGTTAGACCACCTATAAATCCAGAAGCAATTACAGGTAATCCACCTGCAAGTCTTGATTCATTTCAGCAGTTTATTACTGGTGGTTCACCAATTGAGAACTCTGTAGTAGATGCTGCTGGGCAGCAAAATGTTGGTTTTCAGAAGGCAACGGTAAAGGCAGTTAATCCAGATATAAGTTCTATTGTTAATACAATTTCTAGTAATATACAAAATGAACTTAATAGTGCAATACAAAACGTCACTAACCTTGTTAACAGAACAGTTAGTGACAAAATAAAAGATAATAATAAATTAATAGTTAGACAAGTAGGAAATATTGTTGAGAGAAGAGAATCAAATATAACGAATTTACAAACCTCTGTTAAAAATATTACCAAAGAAAACAATAAATTAATTCAGAATATATCTGGTGATTTACAAAAACAAATTGATTCAGTAAAGGAATCAAAAACTAAGGACCCCTTAGGTGGAAATATGGGTCCAAAGAATATTATGAACCAAGTGAATCAGTTGATTGCTAAGTCAACTAATATCACGAATAGAAATGTTGATAAAAAGATAACAGATGTTGGTGCAGGATTAAGTACTCAGATACAGCAAGTTAGACAATCACAGGGTTCCCAAGTAACCCAAGTTCAGAATACTCTAAAAAATGTACGGCAAGAAACAACAAACATAGTACAAAAATTAACAGGTGACTATCAAAAGAAAATAAAAGATATTGATGCGTCTAAACCAACAAATATTTTAGATAAGTTCTTAGACACATATAATAATGCTTTAGGTTTCTTACAGTTCTTTGCAAATAAAAAGAATGTTGATGGATTAAGAAAAAATTTAAAGAATCTTGTTACTTCATTTACTGAAAGTTTTGAGGTTGCTAAGTTAGTAAGGCAAACCTTATTTAAAATTGTTTCACAATTATCAAATCTACCAAAAGCATCTTCAGGTAGAGGTAGTGGTATTAATCTTGATGTTAATATGCCACGTAAATCAGCAAGTAAAGTAAAACCTAGAGGTGGTAGATCTCGTGGTCTAGGGAAACTGCTAGCTCCATTAGCAGTTGGTGGTGCGGTGATTGGTGGAGCTGGAGCAGTAAATGCATTGGAAAATAAACCCGAGATACAAAAAGAAAAAGAAAATCAAAAATTTAATTTCCTTGATTCATTAAAAGGTATTGTTGATGGATTTGCTGGAACGATATCTGGATTTTTAGGTAAAGATAGAAATGATGACCCATCACCAGCACCACCAGTAGCAACACCAACAGGAGATACTACTGGTTCTACAGTAGCAGGTGAGAATCTGGCTGCTGTTGCATCAACATTAGAAGCAACTGGATTACAAAATCAAGCAGATGTTATGCAAGTAGCGTTAAATCGTGTTGATAATCCACTCACACCTTATGGTGATTTATTTGGACAGATGACTGAGAGAGAACAGTTTACTCCAATATCATCAATGATATATGATATTCCAAGTAAAGACCCTGATGCAGAAGATGTATATGGTCCAATAAAAGCAAAACTTGGAAAAACACCAGAAGAAAGAATTAAAAAAATAAAAGAACTAACTAGTGGTACTGGTGGTATACAAAACTTTTCTGATTTTATCGGAAAACCCGGTAATGCAGCACAGGCATCAAATGTGTTAAAGCAATTCAAAAATAATACTGCAGTAGCAGCACAATCTCGTGACTATGTTAGTGATTTAATTTCATTTAGAGGATATCCTGGACAGGGTAAGAGAAGAGGTCCTGGAGGAAATTATTTCTTTGGTCCTGGTGGTAAAATTGGAAAACTTCCAGTTGCAAAAATAGACCCCAATGCTACAGGTGGGTTTGAATTAGATCCAAGAGGACTACAAAGGGCACCAGAACAAATAGAATCAATATCTCAACCAATACCATCAGATTCTGGTGGTGGGTCGTCAAGTGTTGTTCCAATAGATTTGTCTGGTGCGGCACCACAACAGCAAGCATCTGGAGGGGGTTCTCCTACTATTCTTCCAGGTAAAAATGAAGGACCAACAGTTCCACAGTTAGCATCTGGTGATAGTGAAAACTTTTTAACCATGTATTCAAAACTAACTTACAATATTGTTGACGGATAATGGCAAAAGCAAAAGCAGTATCATCACCATTAGTATCGGCATTTAATAATATTGCCGCATTCAATAGCAGAACTAAAAGAGAACTGCCAAAAATGCAGCAAGATTATGAATCATTTTCTCTATTAATTGACAGAGAAAAAAATGCTTTGGATGCAATAAATCTTCCAAAGAAGAGAAAGATAAAGGAATTACAAAATTTAAATGTTGGTGGTTTATTTGGTAATCCTGGTAGTTTACTGAGTAATTTCGCATCGGGTGCCGTAGACACCGCTGGTTTACTTGGGGGCATGTATCCACAAAAAGGAACAACAGGAAAACCCCAAAAACCATCAGGAAAACCAAAAAAACCTAAATTTTCTGGTTCAAAAATAAAATTTGGTCCGTTAAAGTCTATTGGTATCTTAAATTCAATATTTGCAGGACTTGATTTTGCTACTGGATTGATGGAGGGGGAAAGTATGGGAGAAGCAGCAGCAGGTGCTGGTGGAGCTCTTGCTGGTGGAATACTTGGAGGGATGATTGGACAGGCACTTATACCTGTTCCTGGTCTCGGATTTGTTGTGGGTAGTATGGCAGGTGATTTTTTAGGAGGTTTTGTTGGTGATAGAGTGTATGAAGCAACACAAAATAAACAAGATGATGTGACAACAGAGTCCATACAAGAACAAAAAGACTCTCTAAAAGATATAAAAGATAAAAATGCTTATGACGGATTTTTGAGATCATTTAAAGGATTTTCCGATCAATTCACTAATTTTTTAACTGGGTTTGGACTATTACCCAAAGCACCACCTTCAGAAAACCCCCAATCATCAATGCTCGATAATCTACATAAAGGATTGGAAGGAGAAAATACTTTTATACAAGGTAATACTGGAGATTCTCGTGGTGACCATTTTCATATTGGACCAGATCATGAACTTTATGGTAAACCAGAAGGTTTTCCTGCTGCTAGGAAAGGTGCGTATAAAATTGCTAAGAATTTGTTGTCAAGAAAGATACCTTTTACATTTACTAATGCACAAATTAACGTAAATCCTGATAATCCACCAGATGATGCAACATTGCAGAAATATATCGAGCAAGAGCAGAATGCTCATGTGAGTAGAAAATCTGGTAGTTCTCATGCTGGAATTGATATTGCAGCACCAAAAGGAACTGCAATTCCTGGAATAAAAAATGTTAAGGAAATATCTAATGGATTTGGTGTTCAAGGAAGAATTGCAGGAACACAAGCATTTGTGGGTCATGGGGCATATGGTTCAAAATCATCACCAGATGTGGTTAAAAAAGAGAAAATGGCAGGTATTTCTTCTAAAGGATCACATGATATTATTATTCCTTTGGACCATGTTCCATCTTCTTTATCTGGAAAATTTCCAGATACTGATGCCAAAACATCTTTTGAACAATCTAGATCAACTGGTGCTGATGGTCGAGAACGTGAGCATCAAGATCCTGCTGCAGAAAAATTAAAAGCAAAGTTAGAAGCAAAAGGATATAATGTTGCTATTGTAAAACCAGAGTCATTTTCTTCATATCAAGCATATGATAAGTATATCAAATCGCAATCTAAAAAGGGTGTTCGAGTTTTACCACTTCATTTTGATGCCAAAGGAAGTACGGGATTCATGACCATAACAAGACCTGGAGACGATGAAGATTCAAATATTGCCGCACCTATCAATACTGCGTTAAGTGAATTTTCATCTTCCAATCCCGAACTTGGAAGTTTTAGAACAAGCACTCAGGGAAATGCAACAGTAAATGCTGGTGCTGCATCACCCACAGCATTAGTTGAACTTGGTGTTATGGTTGATTGGGAAAAGCATTATGGGAAGAATTTTACACAAACCAAAAAATTTGATGAGTTTATTGAAAGTTTATCTACTGCCATCGGAACAGCAGTACCAAAAGGACAAATAGACCCCAATGCTATAGGTGGGTTTGAATTAGATTCAAAAGGACTACAAAGGACACCAGAAAGTATTAGACACTATCCATCTTATGATAAACCAGGTTCTGGAGTTAAAATTGTACCTATAACATTACCAAGCACATCATCTTCTGGTGGTGTGGGTGGAGCACCTTCTATATCTGGTGGGGGAGGTTCTTCTCAGCAACTAATTCCTATTCCATCCTCCAATACTTCTTTGGTAAATAGTTTAATGAAAAAGATATTCTTAACCAATCTAAACGATACCTAATGGCAAACGAAGCAGTAAGTGGTTTACAATTTAATTATGCCGTCATAACATCTCTAGATGGAGAGACGGAAGTTGATATATCCAATTTAATTATCCATTCTGATTACTATGAGGATATTTTATCTCCATGTGTAACCATGTCAGTAACAGTTGTTAATACAACATCATTATATAATTCTCTACCCATTAGGGGAGGTGAAAAATTTGTATTTAGTGTTGAAACTGCTAGTGGTGAATTTACATTGGACGAGGAATACTCAATGTATGTATTTAAAGTTAGTAATATTAATCCTAGAGATACTAATGAATACTTCACTATTCATTTCACTTCATATGAAGGAATAAATAATGAAAAATCAAGGTGTTTAAGAAAATATACAGGTAATCTAAAACCTACAGTAGAGAAGATACTGGAAGAAGATTTGGGGACGACAAAATATGAATCAGAAAATATTGAACAAACTTCTAATTCATATAGTTTTATAGGAAACATAAGAAAACCATTTAGAGTTCTTACTTGGTTGGGAACAAAGGGGTTACCAATAGTAGCAGAAGATAGTGGTGGGGGAAATGCTGGTGATGGAAGTACAGAAGGTGAAGCAAAAGGAACTGCTGGATTCTTTTTCTGGGAGAATAAAGATGGATTTAACTTTAAAAGTATAGAAAGTTTGGTTTCAAACACACAAATTGGTTCTGGGTCAGCTGACAATACGGAGATTCAGAGTTATACTTACACAGGAGCAACATCATATGATGATACTAAACCTCAATTTAGAATCTTAAATTATGGTATTGAAAAAAATATTGATTTGTTAAAATCACTAAGAGTAGGTATGTATGTAAATAAAACATACTTCTATGATTACTATAATGGAATTTGTAAAACATATATTTACAAATTAAAAGAACAAATTAAGTTAACTTTGGGGACTGATAATGATATTGCATTATCAGAAGAATTGGGTGAAGGATGGACTCGACAGATGGTAAGAATTGCCGATACTGGTGTTCTAGATAATACTGAGGACATTTCAACCCCATCAGGAAGAGATCCTGCAGATATGGCAAAAGCAGCAGCAAGATACAATTTACTCTTCACTCAGTCCCTAAATATGACAGTACCATGTAATATTATTTTGAAGGCGGGTGATCTTATATATTGTGAATTTCCTGAAATTAGAGGTGGTTCTAGTAATATTGAACCCGAACAAAGTGGAAATTACTTGATAAGTCAATTAAGGCACCACATAGAAGGTAATCAAATGGTAACTACTTTAAAACTTATTAGAGATAGTTACGGAGTATATGGCAAATCTAACTAAGAGGTAAATATGGAAAGTATCGAAAAGCATATCAAAGTTGATAAAGAGATTTTAGACAACTCAACTATATCTCCACAACAACGTCGGCACATTGAAACAGAACTGCATGAATTAGAAGAGTATGCAGAAAATCATAAAGCAGATATTGATGGAGGTGATCATCATGATCCAACTCCATTGGAACTTTACTGTGATGCTAACCCATCAGAGCCAGAGTGTTTAGTTTACGAAGATTGATAAAAAATGATTGAAGGTTCTTTACTAAAATCCAATTTTATTGGAAAAGACGGATTTGTTTGGTGGATAGGTCAAATTGCTCCAGCAGCTGTTTGGAGAACAGAAATGACCGACCCAGACACATTATCTGTTGAAAATCCATTAGGAACTGCTTGGGCATATAGATGTAAAGTAAGAGTGATTGGGTATCATCCTTTTGATAGGGAGGTATTGCCTGATAACGACTTGCCTTGGGCGCATGTAATGACAACTGGTGCTGATGGTGCTGCTCAGGGTGGTGTTGGTCAAACATTGCGTTTAACTGGTGGAGAAACTGCCTTCGGATTTTTTATTGATGGTGAAGAAGCACAGCAACCAGTAGTTGTTGGTTGTATTCATAGAAATGAAAGTGTTGGTAGTTTTCCATTAGAATCTATAAAAGACGAACTAAAACCATTTAGTGCCAGTCGAGGAAAATTAGTTCAAGGACCAACACAGCAAAAAGCATTAAGCACTGTCACACAAGGAAGTGCAGATACATCACCAAACCCATTGCCAAATGCAGGTTCTAGTGCAACTCCTGGCAAAATACCATCTCCTGAATCAGAACCCACAACTCCTGAAGGAGATACAACTACAGTCCCTGGTGCAGATAAACTAACAAGAGAAGATAAAGCATCTGCTAAACATGCAGCAATTTTATCTACAGTCAAGATAGTTAGAGAAAATGGTTGTAATGATAATTTGATTGGAAAAATTTCCAGTATATTGAACGACTTTATTGGATTTATTTCTGTCATACAAGAATTCCAAGGAAGTTATATTGACCCAATTACAAATACATTTGTTGATATTGCACAATCAATAAAGGGGTTTGCAAGCAGAATTGCTGGCGTTGTGAAATTCATTGTCAATAATATGAGAGGTGCAATTATAAACCTCGTAACATCACTGTTTAGAGATTTTATTGCAAAAATTTTACCATTACCACAACATCCTCCAGTAGCAGAAGCAACAAAAAATATCATCAATATTATCTTTTGTTTATTTGAAAATTTATTACCAAAACTCTTACAATTTATTGAAAATCTACTAACAAATATGGTTGGTAGAGTTATCAATGCACCTCTTTGTGCTGCTGAGGAGTTTACTGCTGGTATTCTTGGAAAAATGATGGAACTTCTTGATGATATACTAGAACCAGTCATGTCTGGACTTGACTGGTTATTGGGTGGATTATCTCAGATTAGTAGTGTATTGAGTCAGGTATCTTCTGTTGCACAGCAGATTTTAAATTTCATAGGTTGCGATCAATTAAAGTGCCAGCCCGCATCAACATGGAGTCCTTTGACTGGACCACTTAGCAATTATAAAGATAGTTGGGCAAGAACATTAAGTAAATTAGATCTTCTTAAAGGTGTCAATGAATCTATTGACGAAGCAATGGGTTTTACTTCATTATTTGGTTATACTGGAAATTCACCATTTAGAGATTGTTCTAGAGAAGCAATTAATCCATCAAAACAAGACAGCATAACACCACTACCACCAGGAATAAAGGCAGCAATATGTATACCACCAGAAATTAGAATATATGGTGATGGTGTACAAGCAGCAGCAGTTCCTATTGTTGCTGATGATGGTTCAATTTTAACAGTTGAAGTTCTTAATGCAGGTAAAGGATATACAAAAGCACCAAGTGCAACAATAATTGATAATACAAATCATGGTACTGGAGCAGAACTTGGTGTAAATATAGAAAATGGAACTATTAGTGGAATATATGTTATTAATGCAGGGACTGGATTTTGTAAAGGTGATTATACAAATTTAGCACCACCTCCAACGTATCTTGTTACAGCAAACAAATATACAGTATTTGAAGGTGATACTGTAGAGTTTACTATTAATACGACAAATACTCCTGATGGTACAAAATTGGAATATGATATTACTGGTGATATTAATTTAAGTGATATTAATTTAAAAAAATTAAATAAAAAAATTAACATTAACAATAATACTGCATCTTTGATTATCAAAGTAAAACAAGATAGTGAACCAGAAGCAGTTGAAACAATGTTCTTTAATCTTTTTGATAAAGATGGAACATTAGTTGCAAATACTTTAGTGTTTGTAAATGATGTGGCTACTCCTTTACTAGTACCAGAACCAACAGATCCTAGTGAGTCACCACCAGGTGTTACACCACCTCCTCCGGGTGGTGGAAGTACCGGGCCAACTCCTAAACCCCCTACACCTCCTGATATTGATCCCCCCGGTCCGACTCCTGTTACACCACCATCACCTCCTCCGATTCCTATTGACCCAGATACCCCACCAGGAATACCCGATCCACCTCTACCTCCAGAGCCACCGTCACCAATAGATGCTACATATACTCTTAGTGCATCTAAAACTTCTATAGATGAAGGAGAATCCGTAACATTTACTTTAAAAACAACTAATGTACCCAGTAATACTTCAGTTGGATATTCACTATCGGGAATATCTGATAATGATGTTGTAGGTGGAAAAACTCTTGGTTTCTTTACTATCGGAAATGATGGACAAGCAACTGTTACGATTAAAACTGTTATAGATTCATTAAATGAATTAGTTGAAGTCATGAGGATGACTTTAAATAATGGAAAAGCATTTTCATCGGTTACTATTAGAGATATAAACCCACAACCCCCCGAACCACCAACTCCAGAACCAATCCCAGATCCAGATCCAACTCCTGAACCAACACCTGGACCCACTCCAGACCCTGACCCTAATAGTGTTCGGTATAAACTGGTTAGTGATAAATCAACTCTTCTTAAAGGTGAGAATGTATTAATTACTCTATCAACAACTAACCTTGATGATGGACAAAGAGTTTCATACACAATTAGTGGTGTAAATTCTGGTGATTTATCTCCTGAAAGTTCTTTAACTGGAAACTTCGTTGTTAATTCAAATAAAAGTCAAGTATTAATTAAAACTATAATAAATGATTCAGAAGAAGATAAAGTTATTCGATTAACACTGAATAATGGAAGGAGTTCAATTCAGATTCCGTTAACTAATAAAAGAGAACCTATAGTTCCCGGTGGCACTTACAAATTGTCTAGTGATAAACCTAGAGTTAGTGAAGGTGAATCATTCAATGTTACATTGTCTACGAAAAACATAAATGATGGTGAAAAAGTTGGATATACTATCAGTGGTGTAACTCCAGATGATTTGGCTTCAGGTACTAAATTACAAGGAGAGTTTATTGTACAATCCAACATAAGTACACTACAAATTCAAACACTTGAAGATAACTTCCCAAGTGAAAATAATATTTTATTTTTATCGTTGAATAATGGAAAAGATTCAGTCAGTATTCCATTAATCGATAAACCAGTAGGTGTCGGAACTACTAGTGTTGGTATAATTACATCTGTCGTTCCAGTAACTCCAGGTATTGGATATACTTCTGGTGATAGGGTTGTGATGGGACCATGTTCATATACTCCAATACTTGCACCTAATGGTTCTATAATTGGAGTAACTTCTCTTACCTGTAATTCTAGATTTTCAGAATATCCCACTGTAGAAATAATTACCAATACTGGTGATGGTGCATCTATATATCCAATTCTCAAATATACTCCACTATATACAAAGGTTAGAACATTCAACCAAGTTGGTGTTGTTTCTTATGTCGATTGTGTATAATAAATAAAGAAAACTAGTTTATATATTAAATGGCAGAACAAGAAAAGGAATGGTGGCAACAAGGTTTTGGATACAGAGTTCAAGCTGGAACGATAATTGGTGGGAAGAAATGTTCTTATTCTGTCATTACTGATGAGGCTACTGGATTTACTTATTATCAAGATGGTGATAAATCAGATGTTGTTCTAAAAAATTCAATAGAAGTTTGTGGTCTCAATTCGCAGGCAGCTGAACCAGCAAAGTCAATAATTGCAAAAAATGGTGATATTGTTCTTGAAGCACCAAATGGTCAAATTACATTAAAAGCAAAGAGTATTCGTATAATGGGTGAGGCAGGTGATGGTGAAGTAACCATTCAAGCAGGAAAAATCGTTGAAATGGATGCTCCTGCAAGTAGAGTAAGAGGAACAAATATTGATATTGCTGCAACTAATTCTACATCATTACTGGGTAACTATGTAGAATCAGCAGCTGGTGTTCAGCAGTCTAGTGCTTCTTTGGTTGATATATTCCAAGGTTCATTTATTGGACAACTTCTGAATAGTTTAGGAAATCTCAAAAAATTCTTGAAAATTATAGGTGGTTAATTATGCCTGCCCTTTCTTCAATTTCTACAGTAGGGGATAAACTTATTGTAGGACAAGTTGATACTTCATTCTTAACTGGTACTGGTAGAGTTACTCCAGGTACAGCAGTTTTAAATGGGCCAGTTTATTGCGGTGCAACACTACAAGTTGGTCTTGCTAGAGCAACAGTAATGATTGGACCACCTCTCCCTGGTCTATCAGTTCCCGCATCATTGGAAGTAACTGGAATTACAAATATCATCGGAACATTAAATGTATTTGCTATTAGTACATTTACTGGATTAACAACAAAGTTGGGAACCACAATTAAGAATGCATTGAGTTTGAAGAATGGTGTTGACTTAAAAAATGCTATTAATATAGGAAATGGAACATCTATTGATAATGCAAATGGATTTGTTCATGGTGCCTTAGTTGTTGGTGGAACTGGAACGGCAGTTGATTGGATTTCTTCAGCATCTACATTAAATGCAACTTATGCAATTGCAATTTCTAAAAAACCATTTGATATTTTACATCCCACTAAAAAAGATCATAGATTACGTTACGTTTGCCTTGAAGGACCAGCAGCAGAAGTTTATTTTAGAGGAAGACTCACCAATAATAATAAAATAGAAATACCTGATTATTGGAAAGGGTTGGTTGATATGGAGACTTTAGGAGTTCAATTGACTCCGATTAAAATGCATCAGGAATTGTACTTTGATAGGATAGAGTGGGGTCAAACTATAATTATAAAAAATAATACTGGTTCAAAGATTGATTGTTACTATACAATAACTGCTGAAAGAAAAGATGTTGCTAAAAATATTCCAGAATACAAGGGGTTGACACCAGAAGATTATCCAGGAGATAATAGTGAATATAAGTTATGATATGATATGATATGAGAAAAACGCATGAGATTTTTCCCTTAGCAGTTCATCAGACTGAAATAAAATGTCATTCTGAATTCAAGGAAAAACATTTTGAAAGTTTGAAACAATATTGGTTTAATGGATATGAATACGAATCTCCAGAAGCATCTTCTAGAATCTTTGTACATCTAAAAGAAGAATATTCTGATTTCTTTATTTCACTAAAAGAAGCATTAAATGAATATCTAGAAGTTCTTGAAATTGATTATAATTTGATGGATTATCATATTGTAAAATCTTGGGTGGTATATCATCGTGATAACACTACTCCATCATTAGCATTTCATAAACACAATGAAGCAAATATAAGTTTTGTATATTACTTAAATACTGACGACAGTTCCGATAAATTCGTTGTAAGCAGAGTGCCAGATGATAATCATAACCAAGTATGTCAGGGATGGTTTGATGTTGCGGACAAACATAATGTTATGACTGGGTTTAATAAATTTAATTGCAACCATTATACCATAACCCCACATGAGGGAACAGTATTATTAATGCCAACAGGAACTTATCATCACACAAAAAAGACAATTCCAAGAGTAAATGAACGATGTGCAATTGCTGGTGATTTAAGAGTTACACTTAAACCAGAATTTTATAAGCACCACCAAGGATGCACCCACCCATCTCAATGGAAGCAATTATAAGAAATAAATACCATTATAAAAAGATTTTTTAGAACATAATATTATGTCTGCAGTTCAACGTATCATTGAGAGATTAGAAGAGGATTTAGAAAGTAAAGAAAAACAAAAAGATGCAGTATTAGACCAATTAATCTTAATTGATGTTCAAATTGATGAGGTTTTAGATGTCATTGTCAACATGGACAGAGATGGCGCACAAAACTTAGAGAGAATTAATGATGCTGTAGATAATGTTAAGAAATCGTATGATGATAGATTTAATGCTGGTTGTAGAACGAACTTGAAGTGGGAATTAGTTGATGATTATACTGTAAATTCTTACGGTCAAGGTGGATTACAAAGTTCAGAAAATTATCAAGTTTATGAAGTTGTAGTGGATGGTGGACCAGGAAAATGCAATAGTGATTCAGGTGTTTATGGTCATACTAACTATCATGGAATAAAATATTGGCAAAGGCCAATGGATAGAGATTATGGTGCAGAATTAATAAGTGATTTTATTGGATTTATAAATTCTGGTGATTTAGCAGTTGGAATGAGTAAAGAGCAGTTTGGTGATGAAAATCCAAAAGCTCCAGGAGAAATTAAAGTTGGAAATGTTATTACAGATGACTTAGATATTCCTCAAGTATTTCAACCTGGAAATTTACCAGAAATTGTAAGTATTGGAACAACAGATGTTATAGGAATTCATACTTCAATCATTGGTGGTATTAGTACTGGTAGCAATACATTTTATCATTTTGGAGGAGGTAATAGTGACATTTTAACTACTGGAATGATTTTACTAGAACCGATTGGTTCTGGTGCCACTGTTGGGTATGGTGAATACTTATCTGCTGATGGATATAGTGTTATTACTGGATTTGGCACAGATGACTATGAACTATATTATTACAATGCAGATGGTGTTCTAAGTGTTTCAACTATTACTGTACCAACACTAACAATAGATAAACCTGCTATTGATGCTTTCCCAGAAGGTTCTTTTAGAGTAGGTTTTGTTACAGAAACAGTTGGTTTTTATCTTTCAACTGTTTCAAGTGGGTTTGCAACAAGTGAAAGATTTTATGTAATTGATGTTGACGATGATGATGACCGTGTAGGAAATTTCAATCCAGTTTCAAACCCATATTCACCAGAAAAAATTTCAGTAATTACAGAACGAGGTGCTGGAAATCTTGGTGCAGGTCATAGTGTTGAGTATACAAGTAATGGATGTCCAACTTCTGGAACATGGAATCCATATGCAGCATCTGAAGAAATAAGAATTAGCCGTTCAGGTGATGACCTCATAATTCCTGCAGTTGAAGAACCAGAGGTTGGTGCTGGAAGAGCAGATTATTGGGTTGGTAGTGAGCAGTGGCCTACACTAACATCCAATACTTATAATCAATATAGTCAAGTTATTCCTGGACTAGCACAATATGCAACATTAGGAACGAAAGTAACTATTGGTGGGACACAGCAAACATCAACATATGGTTATACTTCTTCACCACCATCTGGAGTATCTGGATGTAGTGGATATGACAATGATATTAATGATGCTTTGGATGACTTATCTGATGCTATTGCAAAGTACAAACCACCAACTGTTGTTATAACAAATGATTCTAGACCACTAAAAGAAGAAAAAGATAGACTGCAATTATATGCTTGGTCTTTACTTCAAGCAGCAGCATCCCTTAGAGACGATATTAAAGATATTAAAGAGAGATTGAGTGTTTTAAGAAATAAAAATTATTCCAATTACGAAAACTGATTTAACTTTGGAACCTATATACTATATGGAAAAAAGTAATCAAACATCTAATGGCAGATAGATATCCATTAATAGCAAATTCTCAATCTGGTCAGATACAGGAAATACAACCTGGTGATAATTTAAATCTATCTGACAGTGGAATTGTTGGGGCAAGCACAGTTACGGCAAATCAATTTAAAGGTGATTTGGTTGGTACTGCTACGACTGCAACAGTACTAGCAAGTGCCAATAATATAATATCAGGTACTGTATCTTCGGATAGACTATCTGGTTTTTATAATGTATCTGTTGCATCAGCAGATGCATTGACAAATGCAGATAATATGAGTGGGGGGATAGTTCCCAGAGCAAGATTGGATGGAACGTATGATGCCAATATCACTGGTATTGCAGAGACTTCAAATTCTTTAAGTGATGCTTCTAGAATTACTGATGGTATTATCCCATCAGAGAGGTTAACTGGTGCTTATGATATTGATATTACTGGAACCGCATTTGCATCTGTTGGTGCTGCGGTTTCAATTAGTACTCAAGAGAATACCGATGATGTTGATGTACAATATTTAACTTTTGTTAAGTTCACTGGAACAGATACAAGTGTATTTACAGATTCACTTGAACTGACTTACATCCCTGAAACTATCAGTTTTGGTATAGGAACAGCATTACCACAGTGGAATTTACATGTCGAAGGAGATGCTTATATTTCTGGAAATTTGGGGGTTGCTACTATATCTGTTGGTGACATTACCCCAACATTAATTAGTAACTTAGGTGCTATTGATAGCAATACAAGAGATACTTTACTTACTTCATTAGATATTTCAAATTTAAATTCACTTAATGTAACTGGATTTTCTACTGTTGGTGAGTTATATTCATCAGGTCAAGCAAATTTCACTAATGTAGCAGTTGCTGGAACTGCTATTTTTAATACTGTTATTTTCCAAGACAGTGCTGGTTCAATTATTGCTCCAAGTATTGAAACTGAATTTTTAACTGTAACTGGATTTGGAACTTTTGGAGCAATTGGTGTTGGTTCAGAGACAGTTATTGGTATCGGTTCAACTGGTTCTGCAGAATTAAGAAATATTGCTGGTATTGATGAGTTTACTAAAGATGCATTACAAGAAGCATTAGGAATTGATTTCTTTGAAAACTTAGAGACAAATGGTATTGGTACATTAGTCGGTAGAGTAGATGTTACTAATGGTATTAATATTTCTGCTGGTTCTACCGTTCAAGACTTAAGAGTTTCAGGTGTTGCTACATTCTCAAATATTGACTTTTCTGCTCTTGAAGGTGCTACTTTTAATGACCTAAATGTAACTGGTGTTGTAACAGCAGCACAGTTTGTAGGTGGTGGTGAATTCTTAAGTGGAATTGTTACAACAATTGTTGCTGGTATTGGTGTTACCTTAAGTCCATCCAATGGAAAGGGACAGGTAACTATTTCGGCATTTAAACCAGTTGGAAAAACAATTTATGTTTCGCAAGGTGGTGATGATGCAAACTCTGGTTTAAGTGAAAGTGATACTAAGAGAACAGTAAAATCAGCATCATTAATTACTGAAGAAGGTGATACTATTAAAGTATTCCCTGGAATTTACGTAGAAGATAATCCAATCATTTTAGGACGTAATGTTGCTGTAGAAGGTGCAGAATTACGTAACTGTATAATTAGTCCTCTAAATCCTGCCAACGATTTATTCTATGTAAATAATGCTTGTCATATTACAGATTTAAGTTTCCAAGGACAAGAAGCACAAGATGGTGCTGCTGTTATTGCATTCCAACCATTACTAGGAGTTGCTGGTAATGCATTCTTTGATGGGGCAAGATTAATTCGTAATAATATTGATTTTATTGCACATGAAACTGTAGGATATTTAACTAGCACTGATTATCAAGACCCACCATTCCAAGTTCTTGATGCACAGGGAAATCCAGATGATTCTCAAAATTGCAGAGATGATGTAAAGGATGTTCTGAAAGCAGTAATGCATGACATCACTAGAGGAGGAAACTCAAGATGTGTTGGTGCTGGTTTAAGTTATTATAGTGGTGATGCACTTCAGCATATTGTTGGAGTTAAGACAGAAACTATGGATGCTTTAACATATGCAGCAGGTGTATGTCGTTCCATTATTAATAATTCACATTGGGCAGGAAAAACAGATGGTGCTACAACCCCAGTTATCCAAGCATATTATGATGGTGTAACTGGAATAACAACGATTACTTCTGTTGGTCATGGATTACAAACTGGTGATATTGTAACTCTAAGTGGTTTAGGATTTACTTGCTCAACTGGAGTTGGAACTTATTACTATCCAAGTGGAAATTATGGATATACATTTGAAGTCTTAGGTGTAGGAAATACAAATCAATTTGAAGTAAATACTGGACTTTCAACAATTCCACATACATATTCATCTGGTGGAGAAGTACAAAAACGAATTAATTATCAGTCAGAATATACTCAAGTTAGAGATTTATCAATTCAAGCAGATTCATCCACGGGGATGAACAATCATCCAAGTGGATGCACTAATGTGGTTTCAGCAATTTATTCTTGCATTGGTGGAATCAATCTAATTATTAATAATGGTCCCTCAATTCTAGGTGTTGGTATCAATACCACATATCCTGGCAATAATGGTGCTGGAAGTAATATTCCAAATGATCCATCATTCTCACCTGGTGTTGGACCAATTACACAAGGTCCTTATATTAGAAACTGCACAAACTTTATTCCAAAGAGTATCGGAATGAGGATTAACGGTTTTGATGCAGAACTTGGTGATAAAGATGATATTGGTGTCACTGGTTCAATGTCAGTTGACTCCTATACCCAATACAATCAAGGTGGTATCGGAGTTTCTGTTACTAATGGTGCATATGCTCAGTTAGTTTCTATCTTCACTATCTGTACCGACATTGCAATTTATACTGAGGCTGGTGGTCAATGTGATTTAACCAACTCCAACTCATCATTTGGTACTTTTGGTCTTGTTTCTGAAGGTGTTGGTGGTCCATTATCTAAGTCAATATACAGATATACCGGTGAAGTAAATGCAGAAGCATCAAGAGGACAGAATGTTATTGAAATCTCTGGTGTAGGAACACAAAGACCATATGATGGTCAAGCACTTTACTTCGATACTTTATATGAAATTCTTGAGACTATTGAAGTAACTGATGGTGGTTCTGGTTATGATGTTCCACCAAGAATAACGATTGATGCACCCACTGGACCTAATGGTATTACAGCACAGGCAACTGCAACTATAGAGAATGGTTCTGTTATTGAAATTAATGTTGTTACCAATGGAACACAATATATTGGAGCACCAAATATAACAATTGCTGGACCTACAGGTGCAGGAACGACTGCAACTGCTTCCGCAACTGCTATGGAACCAATTTATTATACAATTCTTGAAGCAACAAAACCAGTTTCTGGTTTATCTACTGTATCCTTAGCACAGAACCTAAATAATACAGTAAGTGCTGGTAGTACAGCATTCTTGTCGAGATTAAGTTTACAACTTACTTCATCTCATGCTTTTGAATTTATTGGTGCTGGCAACGACATTAATGGAGCACGACCTGCACAAGGTGGTGTAACTATACAAGAAAACGAAGTTGTTCAAAATAATGGTGGTTCTGTTGTTTTCACAAGCACAGACCAAGCAGGTAATTTTAGAATCGGTGATGGAATTATTATCAATCAGTCAACTGGTTCTATTTCTGGTAGAGATTTCACTAAAGCACTATTCACAACGATGACACCATTCATCCTAGCACTAACAGACTAATAGGAGTATTTAAAAAAAAATGGCTATTGCAAACGCTGCGGTTAATAATTTTAGGACAGTTACTAAAGTAGCTGGTATTTCGACTGAAGTTGTATATGAAGCACCAGTTGGATTTGTTGGTGTTACTCTTTTAGCACAGGTTGCTAATATAGATTCTGCACCACACACTTTCAGTTTCTATCATAATAGAAACGTTGCTGGAATTGGAACAGTAACTACAGAACTACTAAAAGATTTTACAATTCTACCTAATGATACTGCTAACGTTCTTGCAGGTAAATTGGTATTAGAAACATCCGATACCATTTCTATTAGTTCAAGTAGTGATGATAATTTAAAATTTGTAACTAGTATCCTAGAAACATTTAATCAATAATTAAAATGAGCGTACCTGAATTTCAAAGTAAAAGAGTTATAAAAATTGCTCAAGATGGGTTATCGACTAGTCGATATCAGTATCTAAGTTTACCCGAGACAGAACCAGACCTTGGTGATCCAATAATAGGACCATCGTCAATTGGGGCAAAACCATTTCCTCAAGGTGATGCATATATTCTTGCATCATATGGTGGGACGGCACTTGGTCCAAGTAGATACTGGGTTCCGACTAATGCACTTTCTGGACTTGGGTTGGGTGCAGTTCCTGGTGCTATAACTGTTAGAGACGAAGGAATTCTTGTTGGTTCAGCAAGTAGTTTCTTTACTTTGGACTTTGTTGGTGCTGGTGTATCAGTAGCATATGTTGGTACGTCATCATCTGAACAAACGGGTATTGCAACAATTGTTATTGATAGTGCTGCTGAAGGTGACCTTGGGCAGTTCCAAATGAAAGGGGCAGATGGATTCTTAGAAGAAGTCCCCGAACTCTTTTATCATGCAGATGTAAGTAACGTTGGATTTGGTACAACTGTAGCAACAGAGAGATTGCACGTTTCTGGAATAGGATCAGAAGGGAAAGTAAAAGCAAATGCTTTTATTGGAAATCCAGAAGCAATTACCGGCGCAACAACTCTTCGTCCGGGTGATGATGAAGCAACTTTCAGTAAGTTAGGGAAGTTAAGAGCAGGATATATCAACGTAAATACAATAAGTGCTCCTGATGCTACTGGTGTTAATACATCACTTATTGATTCCCTAATTAGCACAAGATTTAATGTTGATTACATTAATGCGGGAGTAACTACTTCCACAACATTAGAGTCAACAGTATTTGAAACAGAAGATGAACATATAACCGGTGTATCTACATTCTATCGTCAAGTTGGCACATACTCTAGTGTTGGTTTGGCAACTATTACTGAGTTAAAGTCAATTAATCAGAGTTTTTCTGGTATTACCAGTATTTTTGACGCAGATATAGACTATGCTACTATTGGATATACAACTACAACTAATGCAAATATTGGAGTAGCAACTATTCAGTATGTTCATGCTGTTGATGCAAATATTGGGGTAGCAACCATTTCAACTGCAGATATTACAAGTGAAGATGTTGAGTTTTCAACTGTAGGAATTGCAACTGTTGGTATTTCAACTGTAACATACGGTTATATTGGAGTAGCAACTATTGCAAATCTCACTGCAATTAATGTCAACCTAGAAGGTGGGGGAACAGGAAATATTTCAATTGCAAATACATTAAGTGTTGCAAGCATCGCAGCAACTGATATTTCAGTTTCCAATAGAATAGGAATTAAAACTGATGCTGCATATGAATTGGATGTTAATGGTGATGTTCAATTCAAAGGATTAATTTATACAACTAATGGAAGAGGTGTTTCCGGTGAAGTCTTAACCTCACAAGGTCCAAATCCAGCAAGGTGGTCTCCAGCACAAAATGTTACTGTTGGTGCTGCTGCATCTGTAAGTATTCTTGGTAACTCCACAGACCAATTATTCAATGTAATGTTTACGGAGACTGTAGATGATACAGGAACTCCTCAAGTTGATGATGGTAACTTAGTTTATAATCCCTCTTCCAATTATCTGGGAGTAGGAAACACAGTTCCTCAGTTTAATGTGGATGTTAATGGTAATATTAATTTCACTGGAACATTATACGAAAATGGTGAAATTTATATTGCATCAAACTGGGAAAAAGATGTTAATGAAAATATTTGGAAGACTGATGGTAAGGTTGGTATTGGAACCACAGTAGCAAGTGATTATAGTTCACAACTATTAGTAAAAGGTAGAAGTGAATTTGAAGGTGATATTATCGTAGATATCAATCATAAAGTTGGTATTGGTTCTACAACACCAAGATCTTCATTAGATCTTGCAGGTGATGTAAGACTTTCTGGTTATTCCCACTTCGAGGGTGCAGTAACAGAAAATATCATTGGTGATTTTACTAATGAATTTGTTCCAAATGGTGCCGGAAAGTTAACAGTTGACGTTTCATCATCAACTATTGCAGTTGGATTCCTGACAACGACAGTTTCTGAATGGGCATTTACTGGAATCAATACAGAAACTTCTAAGGCAACCACAATAACTATAATTGTAGATTCAGATTCTTTAATCACATACGGTGAGCAATGCAGTATTAACGGTACTGTTGTTTCTGGTGGTGTGCGTTGGCCGGGTGGTATTGCACCAAACCCAACAAACAATGAAGATATTCTAAGTTTTGCTCTTCTTAAAGACTCAACAGGAGCAATTAGAGTTTACGGAACATCATCTCTCAACTTTAGTTAATATTAAATTATGCCTGTTTCATTTGGTTTATATAAAAACTTCAAGACTGCTGACTTTCGTGACCCTGGGGTTATCTATGGCGATTACTTTGTATTCAACTATACGGTCAGTGATGGTTCTGACTTAGATATCCGATTTGGATTCTTAAATCCAATTGTTCCTGGATATTTGGGGTGGGGTGCTCAAGATAGACTTACTGTCAATGGAGTTGATGTTGCATTTTGGGCAGGTGACAATACAGGAACAGGAACAGAAATGATATACATTGATAGGTCAGCACTTTTTAGTGTATATCCTACAATTACTGAAATAGAAGTTGATATGCGTGGTTTTTGGTATTATACAATTGGTGTGAATCCAATTGTCGTTAATATGGATGCTTATCAGGGTGGTAGTATGGCAAAGTCTGGTGTCTCTTGGGAAAATCCCACTGCAACAAACACTTTCCCTGCAGCACGATCATTCATAAATACAATTCAATTCCAGACCCAAAACGCACAGACACAAGGACAACGAGTGGCAAGGTCAATTATAGACTTTGATACTGAAACGGTTTCATATTTTGCCAATTAATTGACTGGCACATATCTTTTGGCAAATGTCCGCATCCATGCTATGATATATAAGTGAATTAATCCTACCATGAATATTTCTAGAGACTCACTCAATCACCTGACTGAGTTGCATGAAGATACTGCAGAATATTTTTGTTCTGAAAACTTCCCAATTAGTGGTGAACTTTATTGGACCTGTGTTCAGGCATTAGCAGAAGCAAAACTTGCAGAATTAAAAGGAGAAATTTTGATTTGATTGGAAAAATTAAAGTACATCCAGAAAAAAAAGTAAAAACTACTCCTCAAAATGTAAAAGAGGCAAATGAAAGTCTTTTTTATTCTAAAATGAATCTTCCTATGGCAGCAACTCATTGTGGAATGACTGAAAAAGAAATGAAATTAACTTTTTGGGAATTTTTAAAGTATAATCCTCCAAATTATGAGTAAAGTGGTTTAAAATAAATACAAACAACATAGTTGTATTATGACATACAAAATCACGTCAAATTATTGCTTTCATAATGGAATCGTAGTTGATATGTATTTCATAAACGGTATGCCATTTACTTTTGATAATTTAACTACATTAATGGAAGATGATCCATATGTTTTAATAGAAGCAAAGGATAATATTTCCTATGATTCTGATGATATGTACAGGTGTTCAAGTTATTTAATTATGGAAGAGTGTCATCCACTAATTTTTGATTTAGAGTTAGAAAATCCAGAGGCAATGCCTACTGATTAATGGGGTTGTAGCTCAGTTGGTTAGAGCGCCTGCCTGTCACGCAGGAAGTCGTGGGTTCAAGTCCCATCAATCCCGTATGCCTCCGTAGCTCAGTGGTAGAGCAGGGCTTTTGTAAAGCTCAGGTCGCAAGTTCAAATCTTGTCAGAGGCTTATTGTGTTTAGAATAAAGTTTATTATCTGCATTGATAAATAAGTTAAGATAAAGTATTATTAGTTGTAATAAAATGCCATTATCAAGACTAGAGAATTTTCTGAAGAATGCTGAAGGTAATATACTATATGTAAATCCATCTGACTTTGATGCTACAGATAGTTTTGAAAACCAAGGTAATTCTCTCACTAGACCATTTAAAACAATCCAAAGAGCTCTGATTGAAGCAGCAAGATTTTCATATCAGAGAGGTGAAAACAATGATAAAATTGATAGAACAACAATTCTTGTATATCCTGGAACACACTATATTGATAATAGACCTGGATATTCTATAGAAGAGATAGATGGGGCAGCAGTATATAAAAGAAGAACGGCACCAGATACTTGGGAAGAAACTACAATAACAGAATTTAATGAAGTAACTAACTTTGATATTCTGAATCCTAATAATGACTTATTTAAGTATAACTCTATAAGTGGTGGTGCTATACTACCTAGAGGTACTTCAATTATTGGTTTAGACCTAAGAAAAACCAAAATTCGTCCATTATATGTTCCAGATCCAGAAGACGATAATATCGAAGCCACAAGTATTCTTAACGTAACAGGTACTTGTTATTTTACTGCATTTAGTATTTTTGATGCAGATCCATCAAAAACTGTTTATAAAGACTATTCAGGAACTCAAGTAGCTCCAAATTACTCACACCATAAAGTTACTTGCTTTGAGTATGGTGATGGTGTAAATATGGTTGCTCTGGCTAATTACCAGACATACCTATCAGACCTTGATATGTATTATTTCAAGGTCGCAAAGGCATATGGTGACATTACTGGTAGAGGTCTTGGTGACTATCCAGTCAATGAAGATTTCGAGCCTTCTGTAGATGAATTTAGAATTGTTGGTTCTCTTGATGCTAACCCATTGGGAATCAGTAGTATTAAAGCAGGTAATGGTAATGGAACTGGTGATTTAAATGAAATTACAGTAACAACTTCAAATAAATTAACTGGTGATACCTTCCCACATAATTTATATGTTGATAGTCCATTCCTTGTTAGTGGTGTAACTGTAGATGGTGAATCATACAATGGTTCGTTTACTGTAAGTGATGTTGTTGGTGTTAGTACATTTAAATACATTGCTAACCAGACACCTCTCGATTTCTTACCTGCTGTAGGATTCTTTGATACTGCAACAGTTACAGTTGGTTCTGATACTGTAAGTTCTGCATCACCATATATCTTTAACTGTTCATTGAGATCAGTTTTTGGTATGAACGGTATGCACGCTGATGGTAGCAAAGCCACTGGATTCAAGTCAATGGTTACCGCTCAGTTCACAGGCGTTAGCCTTCAGAAAGATAATAATGCATTTATACTTTATGATGAGGGAACTTTCTATGAAGAAAATACTCTTCCTACAAATAGTTTATCAAAACCATTACATACAAATTCGAGAGCAATATTTAAACCAGGATGGGAAAACTTCCACGTTAAGTGTTCAAATAATGCATTCATTCAGTGTGTTTCAATTTTTGCTATTGGTTTTGCAAAGCACTTTGTTGCAGAAACTGGTGGAGACCAATCCATCACAAACTCCAACTCCAACTTCGGTAATACATCATTAGAGGCAGTTAGTTTTAAACCAGAATCTTTTGATAGAGATGATGTTGGTTATATTACACACATTATTCCTCCAAGAGGTCTAGTTGGTGAAGAAAATTCAGTCAACTGGTTATCTCTTGATGTAGAGAAAACAATTAACTCAGTAGATACGTCAAGACTTTATATTTTCGACCAGAATAATGAAGATACAATTCCACCATATCAAATTGATGGTTTTAGAATTGGTGCTAGAGATAATGATATTCTCAATCTAACTATTACTGTAGGTACAGCACAGACAACATATACTGCACCTATTTTGATGCCTGTTCCTTTCGGGGAACGTGCATCTGCAAGAAAAGAGTATGAAGTAAGTAGAACTAATGGACAAAACTTAATTTCCAATAATATTATTAATTTAACGGAAACTCACCAGTTTCTCAACGGTGAAAGAGTAAGAGTTTTCAGTGATACTGCCAACACTCCTGATGGTTTAGATAATGAAGGAATATACTATGCTATTACTGGTGGTGGACTAAGCCCAAATCAGCTAAAACTTGCACAATCATTAAATGATGCCGTATCAGATACACCAGTATTAGGAATTAATAATAATGGTGGCATACTAAAAATTGTAAGTAGAGTATCAGATAAAATTCCTGGTCAACTTGGTCACCCAATACAATGGGATACTGTAGAAAATAATTGGTATCTAATAAGTTCTAATGATGGTTCAATAAACGAAATATACACGGCAATTGTCACTACTGGTAGTGTAACATTGGGTGAGGAATCGTCAGCAGCTTTCTTTAGAAGGCAAGCAGATAATCGTTCTATTGATGATAAAGTATATAGATTACGTTATGTAATCCCCAAAGAATACGATAATGCCAAACCACCTGAAGCAGGATATGTAGTTCAAGAATCAAAGACAGTTGGCATAACTAGTGTTTCGTTTACAAACGATGTTTTAACTAGCACAAAGGATTTAAGAAACGAAAGAGTTATCGTTGATGCAATTTCAGCACCAGTAATTGCTGGTTCACAAGTTATTACTATAACGACGGAATTGCCTCATGGTTTTATTGAAGGTGATGAAGTAAAGTTACAGAAAATAAGAAGTGCAAATAATCCACTTTCTGTAGGTATTGTCTCTACTTTTAATGGAATTTACACTGTTACAAATATCATCAATAGTAAGCAATTCCAATATATTACTGATGGTGTAAAAGTAGAACCTGGTACATTTACAAATGATATTGACTTAAGGAATACCAGGCAACAAAGAGAAGCATTACCAGTAGTTTCAAGAGATGAGTATAAAGAGTCATACTTCATCTACCGTGTAAATCAAGTTAAAAAACATGTTCCTGGTGATGATGGACAAGATGGTGTATATCACTTAATTTGTTTAAATTCATCAGTATCTCCAGTATCTACTGTTGGTTATAATTTATATGAAAAGCAATTCTCACAGGACGTAAGAAATCTATATCCACAACAAGATAGAGATAACTTAAATACTAACCCAAAATCAGCAGTAAGCTATGCCGACTTGAAGGTCATTGGTGATGTAATCACTGATGACAAACGTCATTCAGTTACTAGAGAAGGTGTTGATTATTTTATTAAGGGAACTAAAGTTGGATATGCAGTAACTCAACTAGATTTATCAGGAGTTAATAATTCCAATATTACTGTCTATACAGACGTAGAGCATAATTTAAATTCAATTAAGACTTTAACATTCCTTCCTGGTTCTGGTTACCAGCCATCAGCAACTTTATATTCTGTAAAACTAGCAGCAATTTCTTCAAATGGTGAAGGTGCTACTGTAAAAGTAACTACCGATGCTACTGGTTCAATTTCAAATATTCAACTTTTGGATTATGGTTCTGCATATACAGTTGGTGATACATTAAGTGTTCCTGGGGGAGTAATAAACTCTACTGTAACTGTTACAGCAATTAATGATAACAGTAATGATTCCATTGAAGTAAATGGTTTTTATGTTAATGATTTAAATAATTCCTTTGAAATTTCAAATATTCCATCGGCAAAAATAATTGAACTAAGTGCTCCTTTAGGAATTAGTACTAATGACCCAAATAGTAGTGGTGAGTTGGGTTATGTAATTCCATCTGGTAATGTTTCTTCAGTTTCATCATTAGAATTATCAGACATAAAGTCTGGTATTACAACAATTACCACATCCAATTCTCATGGTTTATTTTCTGGAAATGATATAAACATTGTAGGAACTGGATTATCTGCATTTGATTCCAATTTCATAATTAAAGATATTGTTGGATTAACTACATTTACTGTTCAACTTTTGGGAGCAGGTTCCACTGCTACTTCTTCAACTGGTAAAGTAGTAAGGAAAATTTTTGCAGCAAATGGAAAGATTCTTGGTAGAGGAGAAGAAAATATTGCATCAAGAGCAGTAACAATATATGATAAAAAGACTAATTATGTAGATACTTCCTTCAATAATGCAGGAACTACAATTAGTTTCAGTGACCCAGATTCAATAGTTAGGGGTGAATACTATCAAATTAATAATGAAATTGTAAGAATTTCTGGTTCTTCCAATCCATTTACTGTTCTTCGTGGACAGTTTGGAACATTTAAAACTACTGCACTTGCAAATACATTAGCAAGAAAGGTTGCTCCAATTCCTTCAGAATTGAGAAGACCTTCTTTCATGAGAGCATCTGGTCATACTTTCGAGTATCTCGGATTTGGTCCTGGTAACTACTCAACAGGTATGCCTCAGAAGCAAAATAGAATTCTTTCTGAGCAAGAAGTTCTTAAGTCCCAGTCAAAAGAACAACGGGGTGGTTCAGTTGTTTATACTGGTATGAATGACCTTGGTGAATTCTTCTCTGGAAGCAAGAAACTAAGTTCAGCAACTGGTGAGGAGAGTGTAGTTGATGCACCTGTTATTACGTATACTGGTGATGATGCTGAAGGGGAAAATAACAATCTTTCAAGTGGAATTTTTGATGAACTTCTAGTAAGAAGAAGAATTACTGTTGAGGGTGGAGAGAATACTAATCAAACATCACAGTTCTATGGTCCAGTAAACTTTACAAATAAGGTAACTAATACATCTGAGTTAGGAATTGAAACTAAAAATTTATATATTAAGGGAAATGTAACCCAAGCAAAATTAATAACAGTTGGTATTGCTACTCCAACGTTTAGTGCAAAAGCACCTGGTGATATTTCTCTAATTTCAAATCCAACTGATGGTTATGCTGGTTATATCTACATAGACAGTCAGTGGAAACCATGGGGATTTATTAGTGAAAAAGCCGATGAAAAGACTTTGATGATTGATCATCTTGGTATCGGTAATGTCAATACTCCAGAAAATCTAGTAAGATTAAATGTAAGTGATCAAACGATTTTAGAGAATGTTCAAATAACAGGTGCATTAACACTTGACCAACCACAATCTTTAGGTGATGTGACCTTTGATGATATTCTAGTACGTGGAACTGGAAGATTTTCTAATGAAGCTATAGATGACCTTGGAAATTTACGTTATAGAACCATTCTTTGCGAAGGTGGAACTCAAGAGTTCCACAATGTAGAAGTTACTGGTTTCTCTACATTTACTAGTAGAGTTGATTTCATATCTAACGTTTATGGAATTGGTGGTAGATTTGGTAACATTAACATTGGTATTTTCAATGATAATGCAATAACCAAACTTTCTGGAAGTGGTGCTTTAGTATTAGATAGTGACCCTAATGATAGAAATGGTGTTGTAAGAATTGAAGATAATTTACAAATTCTTTCCAATATAAATGCGAATGTTTATCAAACTTGGGGTGTTAGAGATGATTTGGGTATTGGTACTGCCATTAGTGCTAAGTTAGAAATCAAAACAATTAATGTTGGAACTGATAGTGCTAATTTTGATTTGGGCATTGGTAATACTTCTGGGTCTGCAAAACTAGCATTACATACCCGTGATGATATCTATAGTGATGGAACTTTTACAATTGATGCTTTCTCTAATGGAGATGCAAGAGTTGCAAAGAGGGGAGAAAATACTACTTTAACTGTTGAAGCACTAGATTCTGGTGCTGACATTAAATTTACTGTCGGTACTAATCAAAACTTCCATATTACACCACTTGGACATTTTCACTTTGAACAAAATAATAGTGGTACAGAACTTGCCGGAAATCACTTAAAAATAGACCAGAAAGGAAACGGTGATGCTGTTCTCTCTTGGCATAGATCAAAAAATAATGGAAATATTCGTTGGTATTCTGGTATCGATGCTAGTGATGGAAATTCTTGGAAACTTGCAAACCCATCAACAACAACTGCTGCAGGAAGTGAAGATTTTGATAGAGCAAGTGAAACAAAATTAAAGATTGATACTAGTGGTAATACTAGTATCTTAGGTGACTTAGATGTTGGTGGAAATGATATTACTACTCCAACAACAGGAGTTTTTAACTTACTGAATTCAAGTGTAACAACACTAAATGCATTCCAAGATGCAACTTCAATTAATATTGGTAATAGTACAAGTTCGAGTTTTGTATTATTAAGAGGAACTAGAGAATCAACTTCTTGCACAACTGGTGCTTTACGAGTTGCTGGTGGTGTTGGGATTGCTAAGAATCTTTATGTTTGTGGAAAAATTGGACCAGCAGTATTCAATAGTACCGTTACAATTGAAGGTGAATTAACATTAAAGGATAACGTCACCATTGATGGTACTACTGTTTTCGGTAAAACTACTAACAATACATTATGCAATGTTAATACAGGTGCTGTTCAATTTGATGGTGGTGTTGGTATTGCTAAGAACGTTTCAATCGGTCAAGGATTATGTGTTAATAGTGATTCTGAATTTAAAAATGATTTAAATGCTAGGAGATTCATTAAGACCAATGGTGGTATAACAAACGGACAGTCAAACTTCTTAAGAGCAGATGGTAGTGATACCATAATTCAACTTCAAGATTTGGTTAATACTTTAACTTATGTTCCTCAACCACCAATTACATTAACTGCTTATCCAAAAGGTAATTCATTCAGACTTTTGTCTATTGCATCACAGTTTAATGGCAGTAAGAAAACATTCAACTTATTTTCTCCAGACAGTGTTGCATTTACACCTGAAGGTGCTGCAAACTTACTTGTATATCTAAATGACGATACTTTATTGGAACCCGATGCTGATTATATTATTCCAATTCAGAGCACATCTCCTTTAACATATCAATCAAAAATTCAGTTTATCAGAGCACCATTAGCAGGTCAATCCTGCCACATTGTTGCTCTTGGTGGTCAAGGTATGGTCCTTGACGATGAAGGATGGACAGCAAAAGGACAATTAGCTGTTGGTAAAGAGCAGAATAGAGCAGAGATGCTTGATGTTGGTACTAATGACCAAGTATTAGTTGCAAATAGTAGTAAAACTCTTGGTGTTGAGTGGATGTGGATGCAGCAAGAACCACCAATTGGTTCTGTTCATTACTTTGCAGCTTCTACTGCACCAGAAGGATACCTTGTTTGTAATGGTGGTGTAGTCAATTCTGGTGTTAGATCAATCCAAGGAAAAACAGCAGACTATACTTATCTACACAATTTATTAGATAAAACTTTCGGAAGCACTAAAGGAACACTTCCAAATCTAATGAACAGAGTCCCAATGGGTGGTGCTGGTGGTAGTAATTATGATGTTGGTGAAACTGGTGGTGCAAATACTCATAGTATGAGCCTACGAGATATTCCAGCACATACTCACACTTTGACCCAGAATGGAAAACATAGTCATAATGTGAATCTTAATTCAAATGGTTATCATGATCATAATAATGATGCGTCTGGTAAGCATGATCATAATAATACCAACTCACGTATAACACAGCATACTGGGCACAACCATGGAGTTCAACTTGGACCAGTTGACAACCATGATCATACCTCTGCTACTGGTTCTAGTGGATATCACAAACATAATTTCCAGACACAAGAAAATGGACAACACATACATACAGGCGAAATCGGAGATGCCGCAGCACATGACCACCCAGTTGCGGCTTCAATAGGAAACCATGATGGACACCAGCATCAGTTACAAATGAATTCAAATGGTTACCATCGTCACCCAGGAACTGCTGCTGCTGATGGACTACACAATCATCAGGCAACAGTTAATAATCATACTCACGGTGGTATAGAAAAAGTTAATGGTCAAGGTGGTGATGGGGACAGGGAACGTTCTGGTGATTTTTCTAAACATTCGACTGCAGAGAACAAGCCTGGTGTTACTCTAGGGCAAGAGGGTAGCCATGGTCACCAGCTTACTATAGAACAGAATGGAAAACATAACCATGGTGGTAGTACTACTCAAAACGGATCACATACACACCCATTGGCTGTTGAAGTGCAACCAACATCTGCTCATGATCACCCGATAACTTTGTCTAAACATGATGGTCATTCACATGGTGGTTCAACTAGTGAGAAGGCAAAACATGCCCACGAGATTGGGGGTGATGGTGGACATGGACACCCTGCTAATACTGAAACAGGTGGAACTCACACGCATCAGTTACAAATCCAGCAAGATGCCCAGCATACTCATAATATAAATGAAGAGGGAAAACATAATCATACTACTACAGTAAGTACGTATGACGTACACAACCATCAAATTGGTCAAAGTGGTGGTGATGCAGATGGTGGTCAAACTCAGGTTGATTTGAGAAATCCTTATCTTGGATTGCTCCCTGTTATCAAAGCATATTATGTTGGTCCAAAGACAACCAAAAACTGGTGATATAAATAAATTTGTAGTAATTTTATAATAATAACACTATGGATGCCACAAAAATGAAGGAGACTCTGACTAAAAATGCAGAAGAACTCCGTGATAGACTAGTTGAACTTGAAACTGAATTCAACCAGAAAAAAGAACAATTCTTAAAAGTACAAGGTGCATTAGAAGCTCTTAATGAACTAGAGGAATCTTCAAACCCAACAGAGTGATTTTACTAAAAAACCATTATATTTGTCAACATTGACAACCTCAAGATTCAGTGATACTATATACTTGTCTTGAGGTTTCTTTGTATCTTTGAGAACCAAGACCCGTCTTTGGTGGTAGACGGTTTTATTAGTGTCTGAGGGGGCGTGATGACCCCCCTTTTTTATGCCATAATACAGGGAGTTCAGAAGCACATCAGATGTCTGTCAACCTAGAAGTCAAAGGTTCTCTTGCCAAATGTCTGGCAACTGAAAATCTCATTATTGAGCATAAGCAAGTTTCAACTGCATCCTTTGATGTTGACCGTCGTGTGTTGGTTCTTCCTACTTGGGATAAAGCATCTCCAATTGTTTATGACCTCCTTGTTGGTCATGAAGTTGGCCATGCTCTTTTTACTGATAATATCGATTGGACTATCGATTATCCTGAAGTTCCTATGGATTTTGTAAATGTCCTAGAAGATGTTCGTGTTGAACGTCTTATGAAACAAAAGTATCCTGGTCTTTCTAGAACTTTTTACAACGGTTATAATGAATTGAATACTGAGGATTTCTTTTCTACTAATGAGGAAAACCTTGATGAACTTTCTTTCATTGATCGTATCAATCTTTATTATAAAATTGGTGCATTTCATAACATTGCTTTTTCTGACGAAGAGAACGAGTTTTTGACCCGTGCAATTCAGACTGAATCTTTTGTAGATGTTTTGAATCTTTCTCGGGAAATTGTAGAATATGTAAAGTATAAGAAAAAAGAACAACTTTCTAATATTCCTTTCCCTTCTGGGACCAGTGATGAATCCAACTCTGATGATAATGGAGACACTGAAGGTGATAGTGAAGAAAACGATTCTTCCGAAAATACTCAGGAGAAAAATGATAATTCTTCTCAAGGTCAAGGTAAATCTGATAATTCTGACTCGGAAAATGAGTCTTCTGATACTACTTCTAAGGAATCTTCTGGTGGTGGTGGAACATCCCCTTCAAGAGATGGAAATGATGAATTGAAGTCAACTACTTCTCGTTCTTTTGATGAAAAAGCACAAGAATTGGTGAATAGGAATGCTTCTGATACAACCTATGTTGAACTTCCTAAGTGGAATCTTGACAATACAATTATTCCTAACGACTATATTCACCAGGCAGCAACTGCTTATTATAATATTGATAATCAATACATCAAGGAGTATTTTGAATTTGCTTGTCAGGAGTATACTAAGTACAAGAAAAGTGCAGAGAAAGAAGTTTCTTATCTTGTAAAGGAGTTTGAGTGTAAAAAGTCTGCTGATCAATATGCTCGTTCTTCTGTTGCTCGTACTGGTGTCCTTGATACATCTAAACTTCATAGTTACAAGTACAATGAAGATCTATTCAAGAAAGTTTCTGTCATTCCTGACGGCAAAAACCATGGACTAATTTTTATTATGGATTGGTCTGGTTCTATGGGTAACTTCCTTCTAGATGCTTACAAGCAACTTCTGAACCTAGTTTGGTTCTGCCGTAAAGTGAACATTCCATTTGAGGTTTATGCGTTCACTATGGACCCTTCTTCTTACATTAATCATCAGAAAGATCATCTCCCTACTTATGAAAAGGTTGCTGGAATTATTGCCCCAGAAGAATCCTTTCGTTTGATGAATTACTTTACTAGCAGCACTAACAATCGTGTTCTTGAGGAGCAACTGAAGAATATCTGGGCTGTTGCATACTCTTATCAGTATCATCGTGGATATGCTCCTCCACATTTGGAACTTTCGGGAACTCCTTTGGGTGAAACTTTGATGGTAATGCATGAAGTTATTCCGATGTTTCAAAAGAAGAACAAACTTCAAAAAGTAAATGTTGTTCTTCTCACTGATGGTGAAGGTTATCAGAATGCAATTACTGTTGAACGTACTTCATATCGTGACCCTGACCACAAGTATGTTGGTTTTACTAGAAGGAATCGTACAACTATTCGTGATAGGAAGACTGGTCGTGTTTATGCACCATTTGAGTATGATAATTTCCCTAAGTATGCAAAGATTCTTTTACAAACTCTTAAGGATAAGTTTTCTACAGTAAATTTAATCAACTTCCGTATCACTCCTTCTCGGGATTTCCGTACTTGCTGGAGCTGGTATGGATCTGGAAATTCTTCTTATGATGAGGTTTCTGCTATCTACAGAAAGCAAAGTTGTGTTCAATTTGAAGACACTGGATTTGACCAGTTCAATGTGGTTGCTGCATCTTCTCTTGCTCAGGATGAAGAATTCAATGTTCCTGAAGATGCAACTAAGGCACAAATTAAGTCTGCATTTACTAAAATGCTTAAGAGGAAAAAGACCAACAAAAAAATGCTTGGTTCTTTTGTTGAACTTATTGCCTGATTCTGCTATTTTTTTTATCAATAAAATTTAATTATGTATAACACAGTTCTTAGTATCAAAGATAAGTCTTTTAGTAATGGTCAAAACTTTCATGTTGGAATGAAGGGAATGAAAATGGAAATGACCTCAATTCCTGGATTCACTCATAAAATGAAAACTATTCATGACCCTATCACGGGATATACTAAATCGATTGTTGAGATGGTCCCTGAGTGAGACCTGCCCACGAACTGACCAGTTCAGGGGGTGACCACTCTGCCTCCCATTCTGCCCCATTCTGCCCTATAATTACAAGGTAATCAAACAAACCCCATGACCGAACACGCACTGACTATCCTCAAGCAAAACTATGGTACTGAATTTGGTGCTGATGCTGTGAAGATGGTTGCATCGGAAATGAATACATCTTACGCAACTCTTTCTAAATATCTTCAACAATATAAAGTTGGACGTGGTAAGTGGAATCTTGAATCAACTGTTCAAGAACTTGAGCAAACCTATGAAGCACCTGCTGCTATTCCTGTTCCCGAACGGGAAGAAATGAACCTTGTTCCTGATAAAGATGACACATTTGTCCCGTTCGGGAACTTCACGGATATTAAAAAGGTTATTCAGTCTAATATGTTCTATCCTACGTTCATTACTGGTCTTTCTGGTAATGGCAAGACGTTTGGTGTGGAGCAAGCATGTGCTCAACTTGGAAGAGAACTAATTCGTGTAAACATTACTATTGAAACAGATGAAGATGACCTTGTGGGTGGTTTCCGGCTTGTTGATGGGAATACTGCATGGCACAATGGTCCAGTCATCGAAGCACTCGAACGAGGTGCAATCCTCCTTTTGGATGAAATCGACCTGGCATCAAACAAAATCCTCTGTCTTCAGTCTGTTCTAGAAGGAAATGGAGTCTTCCTCAAAAAAATTGGACAGTTTGTTCGTCCCAGTGCAGGTTTCAATGTCATCGCAACCGCAAACACTAAGGGTAAAGGTTCCGACGACGGACGATTTATTGGAACTAATGTGCTCAACGAAGCATTCCTTGAAAGATTCCCAGTAACGTTTGAGCAACAATATCCAACTGTTGCTACTGAGACTAAAATCTTGACTAAAATTGCAGAGTCTCTTAAAATTCCTATGGTTAGTGAGCATACTGACTTCATTGCACATCTATGTAATTGGTCTGATATTATTCGCAAAACTTTTAATGATGGTGGTATTGATGAAGTAATCAGTACTCGTCGCCTTGTTCATATTATCAAAGCATATTCTATCTTCGGTAAAAAGGACAAAGCAATCAAAGTGTGTCTTAATCGTTTCGATGATGAAACTAAATCAACGTTTGTTGAACTATATGACAAAATCGATGCTGAATTTGAGCAAACACAGACAAATCAAGAGGGGTGACTGCCCTTTTGATTTTTTGAATATATAGTAAAGTCCTCAACCCTTTTCATTTACTCTAATGTCTAATTTTTCCAATTTCTACTTAGATACTGATGCGGATTTCATTTATGAATATTATACCAGTATTCTATATGATTCTATAGAAGAAGATGAGGAAGAATATAGAGAAGATAGAATGGAACAAATGATTTCTAAGCATGGGTATTAATTCATGACTAGTGAAGTAACTTTAATCTACAATTTTGATATAGATGATGATGGGTATGCTACTGTAATAGCAATAGTCGAAGATTCCCGAATTATTAGGGCAGCAACTCGATTTGACCCCCCTGAATATGGACCTGGTGTATGTAAATCGGGATTCTATATTGGTGAAAATGATAATATCCCATTGTCCGAAGATGAACTTATTGAATATATCAATGAGCAAGATCTTGACTGGGAAATTCATGAGGACTATCTATGCTGAATACTAAAAACTATTAAAATTACTATGAAAGATCAAAATAGTATTGAAGATAATGATTCTGAAAAAGAAAAATGGAATCGTGGTCTTGATATTTTTATTGAGTCTGTAATTAAACCAGACTCAGCACTTAGACAATGTGCTCATAATCAAAAATGTTATCATGAGTTGATGGGTGTAAGGCAAGACGTTCTTAACTATCTTAAAACCTTAAGGTGGCACTGATGTCTTCTCAATTTTTTTGGTTAATTGTAATTGGATTTGTTTTGTACTTTTCAATTGTAGATCCTAATATCATAAAAGCCATTGCATATGCTTCAGAACTAACTGAAGTTAGAATAAAAAGAATCATTTGGTGGTTGAAAAATGATCCTTCAAATCCAATAGTAAAATATTTTATTTGGAGAAGGTCTATGAAAATGGCAAAACAAATTAGAGAACGTTTGAACAAAAAAACTAAATAAAACACACACACATCTTTATTATGAACTATAAACCATATTCACAAGAATGGCATAGGTATAGATACTTAAAAGAGGCAGTTGACAAGTACCTTGATGATTATGTTGAAAATGATATAATTATGGATGATATTCTTAATATCGTCTGTGATCGTCAAGAACGAGCACATGCAGAATATCATAGACTTGAAGATCTAGAACACAAATTACGAGAATGATATGTTATCTACTCAATACAGACTTCGACTAGAGTTTATTTGTAAAAAGATTGCAAATAAAGAAGAAGTCAAACTAGATGATATGGTCTGGGTACAGAAACTTGCTAAGTCACATACACTTGCTAGGGACTGGTTACAGAAAGCACGAAGACAAGCAGCACAAGATATTGAAGAAGGTAGTATAGACGATTTTATGAATAGGATGGGACTAGGTGATCCCGACCCATCTAATCATAAAAGGGGATTCGATAGTGCTGACGATATTAAAGATTGGTTTATGAGAGACAAACCTGATGACTGGAGACAAAGAGACTGATTATGTCTGTGTGATGACATGGGATACCATTTACGAGATGGTGCGATATCATTGGGTCCATAAGTCTGAAAAAGATCCCGTGCAATTCGTAAAGAATTTAAACCCAGAGCAAGAAGTGCTATGAGTAGCAAGATGATGTTCCTAGTTGATGCTGGCAATGGCAGATGCATCACTCACGATGGATACATTCAACTCGGTAGTTTCTGTCATAGTGTAGAGAAGCACCTTGAGTTATGTCCTGACCAAGAATGGCAAGTAACCTATTGGATGCCCGACCCATTTATTATTAGATATCCACGACCAAACTATCAGCATACGATGAAGGCGAATGAAGGTTCTCCTAAAACTGATAATGCTTTAGATAGTCGTCCTAGAGACTTCCCTGACCAAGCAGAAAATCGATTAGAGAGAACATTATGAAGTTTAAAGCATTAGTATTCATCCGACTACGATCACAGGTGGATGACTCACCAGGCAATGCCGTGAGAGATGCCTGTAAACGAATGTCTGAGTTGAATATTAAGAAACTCAGATTGGGTAAGGTCATTGATGTTTGGTTGGAAGCAGAGAGCAGAGAGTATGCTGAGAAAGAGTTAGAAATGCTATCTGATAGATTCCTTGCTAACACAGTCATGGAAGACTGGGACTACGAACTGACTGAGATTGAAACTTTTCCACCAGGTATTGAATAATGGATGATTTTAACACACCAGGATCAAATAAGTCTTGGATGGACGATGGATTTAAGAAGTATGCTGCTGAATGGCAACTCAATAATATTGAGAAACTATTGGATGCTAAGATTGAACGTTGTAATGTGTATAACAGTGACAATCGAGATGAAGTATATAAACAAATAACTATTACCTACAAAGAAGACACATGCAAGCAGTAATCTATTCTAACGGTAGTCAAGAGTGTGATCGTATCGCAGCACTACTTAAGTCAATGGGTGGAGAGTTTCATGAGTATAACCTCAACGAACACTTTACTAAAAGAGAATTTGAAGCAGAGTTTGGACCTGAGGCAACATATCCTCAGGTTGCTATTGGTGCCAAACATCTTGGTAACATGCATGATACACTTCATTATATGAATGAATCGGGAATGTTTTAGTGTGGAAAACCCACTTGACAAAATGATATAAATTAATTAGTATATTAAACAAAATGAAATTAAAAAACATGGCAAACGAAACTGAAGTGCAAACTTTTTGGGGTTTGGACGCAAATAAAATTGAATCTATTGATGACGTAAAAGCAATCCTCGGTGCTATGGATTTGTTTGTGCGTGAAGACCTCCCTCTTTTTGATGAAGTAAAGCATCTCTTTACTGAAGAAAGAAAAGTTGAAATGACTAAAGAATAATAATTAGATGTTCTTTGATGTAAAAAGTGTTTTTTCGCATAATATTATACCAACTGGTACTTATGGACATAATGACAATATGATAACTAATTTAAGTTTTAACCACTAAAATTAAATATGGATAATTCAATATTTGAAGTAGGAGATACCGTAAAGTATCTTGGATGTACTTTAGAGCAACAAAGATGGGGTAATAATGATTTTCCACCGTGTATAGTGGATAGTGAGTATATTATTGACAATGTGGAAGTACACTCTCAGCACACAAAAATATCTTTGAAAGGTATGTGCGGTAAATTTAATTCAGTATGCTTTTCTTTAGTAAAGGGGGCATTCGTGTGAGTAGAGGATGTTGCGGTGCTGGATGTCGTGACTGTCCATTTAGACCACCCAGTAAACTGTCCACTTCTCCACCATGAGAGTGGATTTTTGTTGTATAATGACTATAGGAAAACAAACTGACCGCTACTTATGAACTGGTATGAGTATTGGATGGGTCATTGTTGGGTGACTGGATGGAAAAATATTAAACATGCATTCAACATCTGGGCAGATCTTATGACATCAAACTATGATGGATATACTGTGCTTGATTATGATGACAAATACACAGAATGTAGAGAATGGTTTTGGCAAACTCTTGGTGAGGACGATGTTTATCCTAAAGCATTTCTTGAGCATCTAATGCAAATGGTAGATGATATTGATAGTGGTAAAGTAAAAACTTATCCAATAGATGAAGTGTTTGATAAAGTAAAAGATTTGGTGGATGATGAATGACTGAACCAAAGAAGAAACCAACAAGGGGGAGAAAACCAGCAACTACTCCTAAAAAACCTGTTGTTAAAAAATCAGCAACTCCAAAGAAAACTAACAGTGCTAAATCAACTCCCACCACTAACAAATCTCCAAATACCAAGAAAATAACAAGTAGTACTGGCAAAGCAGCAACAACTAAAAAAACTCCTACTAAACCGACAAGTAGAAAAAAGAAAAAAACATCAAGAGTACGGAAACCAACTTTGGCAAATCAACTTAAAGTACCTAAAGATGAACTAAAAAAATTTCCATATGAAATGTTTCCTGTACGATTGTTTCATATGGAAGGTAAAGAGTTCTCAAATTTAAAAATTTGTTCTTTTACTGATGAGTTTTATGCTTTAAAGTATGTTGAACGGATGGGGTTTAAAAAAACTGAATACAAAATGGTAAAGAAAAAATGAAAAGTGCCTGGAGAATTTGGGCAAAAGCACTAGGACAAAAAGATGGACGAAATAACCGAGAAGCAGATATTATTGCTAGCATACGCACCCTTATTGTTGTTGCTTATATGGTCACTAACACTGCTATCGTGGCAAATGCCATTAAACATTGGAATGATAGTGGAGTAAACGTGTATATTTGTGCTGACAAACCTAACGGTGGTTATTGGTGTACCAAACGTAATTGAGGAACTATGACTGAACAAGAAAAAGACCAATTTTCTATATGCAAAGAAAGAGGATTACCTGATAGTGCTGAACTTGTTGATGATGTTTTTTATGTCTGGGAAACTAGATATGGATTGTATTCAACAATGACTAAAGAGGGGCGTAAAATGCTTACAGGTGGTACTAAAGAGAGTGTTACTAGTATGACACGTTGGCATCTTAAGTGTGAGCAGGATGGTACTTTACATCTATATACCCGTGTGGTAAACTCTGGAGTAGTTAGTGGAAAACTATGACTAAAAAAACTTATAAAAAGGTTGATAGTAAAGGTCGTCAAGAAGAATGGTCTTGGGAAGAAACACCCGAAACAACTGCTGCAATGAAAAAACTTTGGAAAAATATTGCAGAATTAGAATTGAAAGCACCTGATTATGGAGTTGGTAAATGACCGGAAATCTTGAACCTGATGAGAGAGTCATGACTGAACCGTCAATTTTTGAACAAATGAAATCAGTAGCACAAAAATTGGGATGGGATGCTAATGATGATATTGCAGTTGAAGTTGGTGGTACAGTAGTCTCTGGCATCGTTCAACCAGAGGGTTATAATAAGAAGTGGGCATCCCCACTTGGACACCGCAAATATAATAAGGATGCGTTCATTGTAATCAAAAATTTATCTAGAAATGATGACACCAAGTCTCAACCCATGGATAGACCACATGAACCTAATCATCTAAAAGATTTGAATAATGAAAAAACTGTCACCAACAAGTCTTAGAATTATTGGGAGTTTCCTTCTTTTAGCAGGTTATTTTATTTTATTATATGTCGATGTATTATTGGGATGTTGGTTTAGACTTATAGGAGGATTGTTAATGCTTCCTTTTGCTATTAAAATTAAAGTATGGGATGTTGTTGCACTGCAATCTTTCTTTGCTACTATAGATTTATCTAAAATTATTCAACTTACATTATGAACATCTTTGTTACTTCAGATAATCCTACGCAATCTGCAAGAGTTCTTCCTGATAAACATGTTGTGAAAATGCCTTTGGAGTGCTGTCAAATGATTTCTATCATTTACTCTGAGTGGTATCTAAATTGGGGTGAAATTCATAAAAAAGATGGTGACCCATATAGCACTAAAAAAGGTGCCTTTCGTAATCATCCATGTACTATTTGGGCAGCAAAAAACCATTACAACCTTGCATGGTTAATTCAGCATGGATGTGCTCTCTCTTCTGAGTATTATCACAGATATAATAAAATCCATTCTTGTGCTAAAACCTTATTTGAAGCAAAGAAAATTTTTCATAAACATGCTGATAAAGCAATAACCTGCCATACTCTTGCTGAGAACTTTACCCGTGCAATGCCTGATGAGTTTAAACTTGACACAAGCATTGATACTTTTACTGCTTATAAAATGTACATTAGCAGCAAACCTTGGGTTGCATCTAATTATCTTCGTGACGAATCCCGCAAACCAAATTGGGTATGATGACATTCATTAGCACCTTAAAGACAAATTTATTATTGATTATGAATGTATTAAGTATTGATTTAGATTATATAATGTGGCCAGACATTAATTTTTATAATTCAATGTTGTATGATAGCAATCCCACCATAAGGTGGAAGAAAATGGAATCATATTTCAAGGATTCAGAGGACACTAAAAGAACATATAATATTGATCAAGCAAATTTAATGTTTGTTTTTAATACGTTTTTAAAAGCAATTAAAACGTGTGATTCTGCTTCTTTCGGATATGAGCATGATGCTATTTTATATGAACTAGAAAAAGAAAAATATACTGATATAGATTTATATCATATTGATCATCATGATGATTTTCTTAATGGACAATATGGGGAGAATGGTGAGGGATATGAAGGTTTTGCAAAAGAATATTACTTTATTGAAAACCAACACATGCTAGATGAAGGTAATTGGGGAGCATGGTTGCATATTCAAAAGAAATTATCAAGTTTCCTTTGGATTCATAACCCTAATGTAGAGTTTTCGTTAGACCAAGATAGATGGAAATATGTTCATGATACAATGAAAGGTGAATTTTATATGCATAAAAGGGGAGAGGTAGAAGAAAATATCCATAAAGTACGTTTTGACCATATTTTTGTATGTCTGTCTCCGCAATATATTCCACCTGAGCATTGGCACTATTTTGGAATGTTTATAAATGCATATGAGGAATTTACAGGTAAAGAGGCAAATATACATGTCAATAAATACGGACGGATAAGATCACTCAGTCCTGTCCATGATAAAATAGTAAACAATTACTCTTAACTTATGAAAATTTTTCTAGATACTGCCGATTTTGATGAAATTAGAAAAAGAGATCAAACTGGACTAATTGATGGTGTCACCACTAACCCATCACTTATTCTAAAGAGTGGAGGAGACCCTGTAGACGTAATTAAACGTATTGCTGGTGAGTTCCCTCACTTTGAATCTATCTCTGCTGAGGTAGTTGCAGATACTGCTCCTGAGATGATTGAACAAGCTCAGGTATTCAAGGAACTGTCTAATGTTACTATTAAAGTTCCATGTACTGTGGAAGGTCTTAAAGCATGTAAGTCTTTGCGAGGAGACGGGTTTACTACAAACGTAACCCTAGTATTTTCTGTAGCACAAGCTATTCTTGCTGCAAAAGCTGATGCAACTTATGTGTCACCTTTTGTTGGACGTTGTAATGACAACTCTTTCTCTGGAGTTGCGTTGGTGCAGGCTATTAGTGGTACTTATCGAGAGCACTTTGTAAGAACTAACGTTCTTTCTGCATCACTTCGTGACGTTCATCACGTCTCTAGGTGCTTTGCTGCAGGAAGTGAAGTTGCAACTATGCCTCCTAAAGTGTTTGATAAAATGTATAACCACGTCCTTACGGATAGTGGATTAGATATCTTCCAAAAAGATTGGGATAGTGTAAATCATGTATGAAGAACTAAACTGTTTTGAAGAAGCACTTAAACATTTTGGTACTAGAGTAGAAATTATTACTGCTATGGAGATGGCAAAAAAATTGACTGCTGAAGATGCATATCAAATGATTAAAGATGAACTTAAAGAGGTAAAAAAATGTCGTAAACTATTTAAAAAAGATGACTGTTGATATATAAAGAAATGTTTATGTAAAAATGGAAAATCAAGAAAGCACTGAGTACAAGCAATTATTATGTGCTCAGTGCCAAACAGTAAAAGATTTAAATGAAGAAAATTTTACTAGAATAAACGAAAACCAATTCCAAGCATTTTGTAAACCATGTATGGAAGAAATTAAAGATAAAGTTAAAGAAATAGAAGATTTCAATAAAAACAATAGTCCCCTATTCAAAGAATAATTATGGAAAATCAATTAAAATTAGATACTCTGGATATTCAAAGAAATGATGATGGGTCTTTTAGTCTCAAGTGGGACTCCAAAGATCCTAATTGGACTTGGTTAAATGAGTTGACATCTGAAGAAATCAAGATTATGATAGAGGAGGCACTTGATGACTACATCAGAGAAAATGGATACGAAGAATAGTACAGAATACAAAGATTACTCTCTTTCCAGGTTAGAAGATCATATTCATGATTCAATTAACTGTGGTGCAACAGCAAGAGAAGTATTTGATACAATCTTTAATGTTGTGGAAGAAGAACGTCAGTATCATGAAGAAAAAATGGGATATTGTGCAGACTTAATGGCACATCTTAAAAGTGGGGGGAGATTCAATTTTAATGAAAAACCTGTAAATAATCTTTTACACTTCAGAAAGGAGAAAGAACAAGAGTTTGAAGATAACGAACGTGAATATAAACGTGAACGTGCTATTCTAGATAATCTTCAACAAAAAAACTTAGACTCTGAACTTAAGATAATTAAAGAAAACGGTGGTTTTGAATGGACTCCCAATAGTGAGATTTCTAGGAATGATCCCGCAAGACTTGCTTATGAAAGAGGGTGGGTTTACGAATCACCTGATAATGGCAAAACAGTAACAAAACGTCGGGTTGGTGAAACCCAAAAATATCCAGTTAAATAAATTTTATTATGGCACTTAGCAAATCCGTTGAAGCATCACTCCAAGAAGCAGAATCTCATCTTAGGAATGCACTTGCATTTGCTGCTAGACAAGAACGTCCACTCGTTTGTACTAGCATTGCAAAAGTAATTCAAGAAATTGAACATCTTCAATCATTTGAAGATATACTAGATAAACTAGAATCTAGAGCAGAAGGTGATAGTGGAACCTGGGGACCAATTACTGAGTAAGATTATATAAATCTGAAGATAATCTAAATAAGTCAGGGTTTCAACAAAATCTATGTTAGACTGTTTAGAGAACCAGTAAAGATGTCATGACACTTCCTTCTAAGCAACAAAAATTAAATAAAAACGAAATTAAA